CTAGACGGTGAGCTGGACGATAGGCAGGTTCGGCGCCGTTTCGACCACGCGCCCATCCTGGACCCAGACGTTGTAGGGAACCACGCCGCCCAGCTGGCCGCGCGCCCGGATCTGCGCGCCCTCCGCCGTCGTCAGGCTGCTGGTGCCGTCCGCGTTGTGAGCGGTCACCGTGGCCAGGATGCGGGAGCTGCCCGTGACTAGGTCGCTGAACTGGCTCCAGAGATCAGTTCGCATCGGTGTAGTGCCTCTCGATGGTGATCGTCTGCTCGACGACGACCGCCTTGTCGTCGCGGCGCGCAGAGATGCTGATTGCGGTGCACAGGCCCTGCCACGTTCCCTCAGCCTCCCGCACCTCGACAAGGTCCAGGGGCAGCACACGCCCGGTCTGGCCGGCCGGCGAGCCAGCCGGGAACAGCGGCAGCGTGTGGTCGATGCTGGCCTGCTCGCCGCGATCGCACAGGATGTTCCGCCCGCGCTCGCTCGCCGCGGCCGCGACATTGATCAGCTGATCGCTCGCCTGCGGCGCGAACAAGGTTCCGCCCTCGCCGGCGCGCCGGACCACGGTAGTGACACCCTTTCCCTGCAGCTCGCCGGTCACGACGACCGCGTCGTACTGCGGCACGCTACGGACCTGAAGGCTGGTGGCCAGCACGATGTCATCCTGCACGATCGCCGCCGGCGCGGTGGCAGGCCAGGCCCAAGGGCTCACCGGGTAGCCGGCGCGGATGCGCAACGCCAGCTCGGCCGGGTCGGACTGGACCACGGCCCCGCTCGCCTCGGCCAGGCGCGTGAGCGCATCCAAGGGCGACAGGCCGTCGTAGTACCAGGCGCCGGCCGGCACCTGCCAGTCCACCGTGTCGTAGGTGACCTGGTAGCCGGTGTCCTGCACCTCCTGCGCGGCCAGCTGCGCCATGGACCAGGCCTGCGTCGTTGTCTTTGCCCGCGCCGGCGCATAGGGCGCCGCCAGCAGCGCTGTACGGCTGCGCCCGGTGACCGAAACGCCTCCGCCGCCCCACTCTCGGTTCACGGCGTAGCTCTCGGCCAGGAAGGTCCAGAGGTAGCCGTTGATCGCCACCTCGAGCTGCCGCGGGCCCGACGCAGTCGGCTTGAGCAGCGAGAGCTGCGACGGATCTGCGAGCGTCAGCTGCAGGGAGTAGCCCCACGATTGCTTGTCGCCGGTGATCTCGATAGATTCGACTGCGATGGGCGCGCGGTCCGGCAACCGCACAACGTTGATGGTGTTGAGCACGATGTACGTCTTCCGCTGGGGGCGCACGGCATAGCAGGCCGTGACGCCAAGGTTTAGGGGGGCGAACCCCGCGATTCCGATGATGGGGCAGCCCAGATTCAGGCCGACCGCGTTCCCAGGCGGGAACCCCGGTTGCGGTTCGGGCGGCTGGGGCGGCCGCGGTGGCAACACGATCCAAGGAACCTGCGCAGCCTTGCCCCACGGCATCCGTGCCCCGCGGCGGAAGATTCTGAGCGATCGCCATGCGCCGATTGTTGCGACACCGGCGCGCGGCGGACTGCCATCCCACGAGAACGAGCGCGTCAGGCGCGCCAGCCCGTCGGCCTGCCACAGGATTGCGCCGGAGGGATCGAGCCGCAGCAGCCGACCCCACCACCGGGCATCCACGGATCTGGATACCACGGGGAGATCCAGCCAACGAAGATCTCGCCGACCACCGACTCGCCCCATGCGGCCGCGCCAGGCCATGCAGCCTGCGGCGCGTGCCCGCGGCGCAGCACCCCACTCCACGCCTTGACTTTGCCGCAGACCCGCTGCCTCCGCCCACAAGAGGTCGGCATGCGGCCTGAGCGCGGGGGCCTCGCCCCAACGAACCACCGTGGCCACGCGATGCCGCGCCGCGAGCTGCCACTCCAAGCCGATCGTCGAGCGCAGGCCACGGATTACTGGATCGACTGGATCCGGAGGGTCGATCGATCCATCGCCCTCCACGCCGAGGTTGAGCAGCACGTGCGCGCCGCCGCCCGTCGGGAAAGCACGCAGGTTCAGTCCTACGTACTGGCCAGGTGTGGGAGCCATCGTCAGGGCGCCGGTACCGGATAGACCCAATCCTGGATGGCGGCATTCTGTGCCCCGCTATCGTCATAACCGATGACAGTGAAGGGCAGGCTCGTGTCCAGGTAGGGCACGCGCCAGGTGCCGTCGGCGGCCGTCAGCACACTGGCCACACATACCGTGGTCCCGCGCTCGAACACCATCACGCGCCCCCGCGACGGCACGTTGAGAATACGGAAGCGGCCGTCCGGAGACGCTGGATCAGATGGCGCGGCCGGCGCCTCGCCGGCGAGGTAGCCGTTCCCCGAGACTGCCCGCGAAGGCACATCGATGATTGTGGTGATCAAAAATTGGACGGACATCATTCACCACTCGTTGGTGATGTCGAACAACACCTGCCCACTCGGGTAGGTCGGGGCATAGCGGAAACTCTTCGCCAACAGCTTCGTGCCCGCAGGCAGCCCTGCGATGTTTGTCTCGATCTGCAGGTCGGCAAGTGGATGCGCATGTGCTGGCACCCACAGCCCCGGGTAACTGGCGCGCGCAATGCTGACGCCCTCAATCAAAAAGCCTGGCGAAAGAATCAGGCCGCCACTGACGGGGTCCGGATAAGGAACAGCACCGCCGTCCTCACCACCCCAACATGTCTGACTCGAAGCGATGTCTGGCCCGATCCGGGCAATGACCGGATTGCCAGTTTGGCCATACCCTCTCGCGATCACCACTGCGGCGCCTTCGCTAGGCGACGATTGGTAAACGCCCTGGCTCCAGCCCATCCCGCTGAAGACGTTTCTAAAGGCCCAACTCAGTGTGTTAGGCCAATCGCCGGCGTTGTAGGCGTTCAACCCGAGGGACACGGCAAAGTCATATTGATCCCCGGGCTTGCGGGATCTCAGGCGCCCTGCGAAGTGAGGGATACCCTGAGCGAGGTCTTCGGGAATACCCGTCTGGTCCTGCCCCACCGGTGCCATGAACAGGTAAAAGCAGCGCTCATTTCCGATCGCCCACCACTTTCGCGCCACGGAATCTGCCGTATCAGACTTCACCCACAACGCGCCGTTCGTGCGCATTGACGTGGTGGGTGCCATGCCGGAGCCGGTGCTAATCGCGGTCATGGCGGTATAGGTCCGCAGTCGCCCGACACGCGTCTGGGTATCGTCGAGCCGCAGGTAATAGCCCAAGCCGGAAACTGGGTTGTTCCGATAGGCACGCAGATTCGTGCCCGTGTACGGCCGCGTCCAACCCATGCCCGCCTTCACGGTCGATCCAGATCCGTAGCCATTGACCAGGATCGCATCAAGCAGGGCAGCCAGCGAACCCGCGAGCCCCGTCAGAACGGGCGCCCCAGGATCTTCGGATGAATAAATGGTGGGGATCAGGCTCACTGGTCATCCTCCGGAATGTTGCCGATTACCTGGAAGCGGAAGGAATCGACGGCGCTCTCGGGGCTGCCCGGTAGCGTCGTGCGCGCCATCCACACCGGCGCGAGCGCACCAACCGTGTTGAACCTCACCACGTTGTTGGTCGACCAGCCCGTGCCCCAACCATCGCGATCGATTACGAAGTAAGGCAGTCCGGTCCGCGCATTGACGGGCGCACAGTCCTCGGTCGTCGAGCCCGAGGCGATGGTGCCGACCGTTTCGCCGATCACTTCGAACTGCGTTGCGCTGGTGAACCTGACCGCCCAGCGCTCAGTGATCGCATCAGCATTGGTGACCCCCAGCGGGTAATCGGTGTCGTTGTAGGTGCCTGGGGCAGGACTGTCTGCGAGCTGGTCCTTCCACTCGTTTGTCCAGTTGGCCTGGTCGAAGAGGTTCTCCACGCGCGCCTGCAGGTCGAGGCTGCCATTCGCTTCGCCCAGCCGCAGCGCGGTGCTGACCATGGCCTCGCCGGCCGGATAGTCGTGGCTCAGGCCGCTGTTGAGCTGGATCTCGCCCGTGATCTGCACGCCGGCGACGAGGCGGCGATCCTCCACCCGCTCGCTGATGATCACGGGCAGCTGGTAGGCGCCCAGGTTGAGCGGATCGCTGAACTTCAGCGTGCCGGCGTCCAGATCCTGGGTGTACCACGCGCTCAGGATGGGCGTGCCCGCGCTATCACGCACCTCGGACTGTGCGATGCGGGTCCTGCCGAAGTTGACGACCTGGCCTGGCGCCGGTGCGGCGATGGAGTGCCGCACCGTGTGGTGGACCAGGACGGTCTGGCCCGCCTTGAACGCCGGCACGCGGCCATCGCTCGGCAAGCGAATGCTGTCCAGGCCGATCACGACAGACGACAGCGGGATCGAGCGGTAGACCACGGTCGCGAAGTAGATCGTGCTCGCAATGACGAAGTAAGGCTTCCACACCTGGTTGCCGACGACGTTGTCGGCGCTGTACCAGGGCTCGTTCTCGTTCCCAGCGGCCGTCACGTACTGGCCGAACCTCAGGTCCACCGCACCGCTCTCCCAATCGACGGTGCCGCGCACGAGGTCGCCGGTGACATCGCCGTTGACGTCTGCCGTGCCGGTGATCTGCTGGCCATTCAACGTCGTAGCGCGCAGGGTGAATGCGCCAGCGCGCAGTGGCGCACCCGTCGTCCGGAAGGAGATATCGGAAATCCCTGGATCGAAAATGCGCGTGAGCAGCGCACTGACGGTCACGCTGTTGGCGCCGCCCGGCGCCCACTGGCTCAACGTGGCTTGGCCGCTCTCGTAGTCGAGCGTGCCGCCGAAGGTGCCGGCGCCTGTTGCAGGATCAATGTCGTAGTACAGCGACCCGGAGCGATCGACGTAGGTGCGTCCACGGAAAACGAAGCGGACGCTTCCTGGCACGACGGTGTCGCTGACTGCGGGCGTGAGATCCAGCGTCACCGGCGGCAGGGTGAACTCTTCGCTCGCGGCCGTGGCCGTTGAACCACCTTGTTGCCATTGCGCCGAGATCAGGGTGCCGCCAGAGAATTTGGCCAGAACCGGGTTTCGCTGGGTGCGTACATAGCGGTACCTACCACCAAAACCTCCCACGCCGCCGAAAGCTATTTCGTAGACCGGGACCGGGAAGCTAGGGATGCTGATGTCGCCAGCCTTTAGGGTGATCGCCCCGCTCGCATAGTCCACGGTGCCGAGCGTCACGCTCAGCGCCTGCCCGCCCGCGCTGAGCGCGACGATGTTGCCTGCCCCGTCATCCTTGGCCACGATGCGCGCAGCCAAGGAGCCAGAGCCCAGGCTGGCATCCGCCGGCACGATGCTCGTGAGCCACTCGAGGTGAAGGCTGCCGGCGCCGACCGGAACGGACGGGAGGCTGAAGGACACCACGCCATTGCCGTCCGGCGCCGGCATCACGCTGGTGGTCAGTGCGGTCGCCCAGTCGTACTCGCACTGCAGCGTCGAGTTGGAGTCGGGCAGGTTGACCGGCCTGATAGACACCTCCCCTGTCGCATACACCACGGTCCCGCGGGCAACGCCGCCGATCATCAGCACGCCCGCGCCGTCATCCGACGCCGTGACCAGGGTGCCACCTGCCTGGAACGTGATCGACAGCGTGCCAGGCTTCGGAGGATTGGACAGCAGGAAGCTCAGCGAAGGCGGCTTGATGTCGGTGTCGCCAGCGCGAGCGGTGGCCACCACGCCGGTGCCGAAGTTCCACAGCAGAGGGCTATCGAGATCCGGGAGCGCGCCCAGGGTGACCACGACGGAGCCGGTGGTGTAGTTCACCGTGCCGCCACCCTGCCCCGCATTGCCGACGATCTGGCCCGTGCCGTTGTCGGTGAGTCGGATCCACTTGCCCAGGGCGCGGTAGTCGATCGTCAGCGTGCCGGGCGCGGGCAGCGGACGCAGCTGCATCACGTAGTTGTAGCCCTGGTTGTTGGACGTGATGTCCGTCTTGACCGTGTAGCCCTGGTCGCTGACCGGGCCGGCTGGCGTCGCGATGATCGACACCGATTCGTTTGCACCGGTGCTGTGCGAGATCGTGACGCTGCCGGTCAAGTAGTCGACCGATCCGCCCCAGGGCGTCAGGGCTGCGGACACCAAGTTGCCGCTACCATCATCGGTCAGCTGCACGGCGCCGGCGGTCACCTTGACGCTACCGCGCACGACGGGGCTGCCGAGGAAGCGGGTCAGGCCGACGCCGGCCGCGAAGTTACCAGCGAAGTTGTCCGCCAGGCTGCCCGCGGCTCCGGCCTGGACGTAGCTGATCGCGCCCATGCCGGCCAGGACGTCCACGACCGGGGTTTCAGCCGTCGTCGCCGGCACGATCGGGACGTAGGGCGAGCCCACTTGTACGGTCAGATCCCCGGGTTCGGCTGCCTGCGTGAGCGACTTGACGCTGTAGTAGCTCGCCGCGTCGACCGTGTTGGTGGTGTAGACCAGGGTCGGCGGCTTCGTGCTGGTGAAGCGGCTCGGCTCCTGGCCGAAGAAGTTGTGCAGCAGCGCGGTCACCAGCTCGAGCACGAGCACGTCGCGCTCGAAGGCGCCCGCGTCGTCGTAGAAGGTCTGGGTGGTGCGCGACAGCAGGGACTTGACCCGGATGTACTGCTCGGCGCCGCCGAACGCGGCCGACGTCGACAGCGCCAGGTTGTCGTTGACGTCCGGCGTCGGGGCGTCGGACTGGGCGTAGACGCTCATCGTCTGCTGGCCAACGAAATGGTTCCCCATCAGCACGAAGCGACTCTCCACGCCCTTGGTGATGTAGCGCTCCACCACGTCGCGCGCATCGCTGCGCACGTCGCTGTAGCTGCCCGTCGCGAACATGCACATGTTCACGTGGCTATCGGTCGGCGGGTTGACGATGATGCCGATCGCGTCCTTCAGGACGTCGGTCGTGGGGGTGTCCACGTGAACGAACATCTTGCGCAGCGTGGTGCGGCCGGTCGTGCGCTCTTCGTCGCCGATATCGGGGAACAGGTTGTTCATCTGGCCATCGACGATCTCGGTCGCGACCATCCGGCCGCCGCCGTCAGCGTTGTCGGTCAGGCGCTGCGACTGGCGCAGCTTGATGTCTAGTGCAGTGATCGTCATGGGTCAGGCCGTCATCAGGCGGAGGGTTACGGTGTAGAAGTCGTCATCGAGCTGTGGCCAGCGGCGCTGGATCTGCCTCGCCTCGATCGCGGCGCCATCGGTCCGGCGCCAGATCACGTCGAAGGAGCGGTCACCAGAGTTGTGCGCCGGCATGGTGAGCAACATCGGCGCCGAGCCGGGTACCTGCTCCAGCGCCTGCAGCGCGCGCACCTGCGCCAGCGTGAGCACGCCGTAGTAGCTCCCGCCGGCGTCCTGGCCCGATTCCAGGGTGATGGGTCGCCCGGATTGCAGCGCCGCCTCCTGGATGATCTGCGCGCCGGTCAGGCTCGTGCGCACGTTCTGCCCAACGCGCCAGGCGGTGAACTCGTCGGTCCAGTCCAGATCGGCGGAGAGTGTGACGCCGCCGAGGGTGATCTCTTCGCTCATCGTGGCTTGATCCGCACGTTGCTGATTGCCCTGCTCTGCTGCAGCTTCCTCAGGACGAGCGGTGCGACCATCGCTGCCATGCGCTCCGCCTGCGCGGTCTCGGCGGCTGTTGCCCCTGCGGCTGCGTCACGGCTAGGCGCACGCCAGTCGATGACGAGCGTCTGCTCGCCACCTGAAGCCCCTCCTCCAGCGGCCGCGGTCGCGTCACCCTGGGCCTTCGCCAGCTCCTTGGCGGCATCGATGCGCTTCAGGTCCTCCTGCCGCTGCGCCTCGGCCTCTTGTCGCCTTCGCTGCACGCGGGCCTCCTCCGCCGCCTTGACTTGCTTCTCGGTCTGCAGGAGCTGCTCGATCTCGCTGTCGCTGACGAACTCGTACTGCTTCCTCAGCTGCTCACGCCGTTGGGCGTCCTCGTCGTAGGTGGCCAGCAGCTTCTGCTGCTCAGCGATCAGCCCACGGACCTGCTCCCGCTGGCGCGTCAGTTCGTTCGTGATATCGGCAAACCACTGGACCACGGGTGATCCAGCGACCGCGTTCTTGCCGATCTGGTCGAATGCCTCCATCCACGCCTGACTCACCTCGCCTAGGCTGAAGGTGAGGGCCGACGCAGAAGCCCCTGCCTTCGCCATCGCGCCGGCAGCGTTGATGTTCATCTCGGCGGCTTCGCCGGAGGCGGCAGCCGCCTGACTGGCCGCTGCTGCGGTCTGCCCAAGCGCCGCCGATGCCTCGTCAGCACCCTGGCGAATGCCCTTGCCGGCCGCACGCCCCCGGCGCCCCATGTCATCGAGGTTGTCGTTGACCTTGTAGATCGCGTCGAGGACCGCCAGCTCGCTCTCCACGCGGGCCTTGGCGGTGCTGTCGCTGTCGGCCACTGCCGCCTTCGCGGTGCGGCTGTAGGCGTCCAGCGCGCGGCGCACGTCGTCCACGCTGGCTTTGCCGCTAGCGGCGCCCTGGCGGATGGCATCGAATGCTGCCTTCGACGCATCGCGAGCGGCGTTCAGCGCGGCCTGGGACTGGATGCCCAGCGCGCTGAAGGCGTCGGCCAGCGGATCCATTGCGGCGGTGATGCCGCTGATACGGGCGGATAGCGCGGCGGCTGAGCGTTCCGCCTGGTCGAAGCCGATCCTGCCCTGCTCGCCGGCGGACCGCAGCACCTCGCCCAGTGCGCGGGCGTCATCCAGCGTCGAGACCTTGCCCAGGGCGGCGTTGAACGCAGCCTCGACCTGCTGGCTGGTCGCATTGGCGTTCTCCACGATCGCGCCGAACGCCGCGACCGCGTCGCGCCCGGCCGTGGTGAACTTGGTGCCCATGCGGTCGGCGGACACGCCCAGCTTTTCCAGCGCCGCGTAGAGCGTGCTTTCCAGGATGGCCGCCGCTTGCGTCGGCGCGGTGTTGAACGCGTCGAACGCCGCGGTGGCGGCCGCCTGGAACCGTGCGAGCTGGTCGCCGGTCAGCTGTTCGAGGGTCGCGAGCAGGCCGTCCCGGACGTTCTTGTTCGCGCCGGCGGACTGCGACGCGATGCTCGCCAGCGCCAGGCCGACATCACCGAGCTTGATGTCCTCAGCGAAGTTCAGCCCATCGAACAGCTTCTTGATCGACGCCGCGGCGCTCTTGGCGTCTGCGTCGATCCCTTGCAGCTGATCGATGATCTTCTGGGCTGCGGGGCTGACGCTGGTCTTCAGCGCGTCAGCGGCGCGATTCACGCCCGCCGCGACGTCGTCGAACCCATCCCGGACTGCCTTCAGCCGGCCCGGGAGCTGGGCAAGCTGGGCGAGCTGCTCCTGGGTGGCCAGGCCGAGCTCTTTCTGCCGGAGGAGGTAGCCGTACTGCGCGGCCAGGTACTTGCGCAGGCCATCCAGGCGCTGACGGTAGGCCTCGACCTCTTCGGCCGACATCTTGGAGACCTGCTCGGCCGTGAGCACCAGCTGGTCGCGGTAGGTGGCGTACTGGGCGGCCTGCTCCGCGCGCGCCTGAGCCTCCCTGCGCATCTGCTCGCGCATGGCCTCCTGGACGCGCCCGAGCTCCTCGGCGGCCTCGCTGGTGGCGCCAAGCGCCTCGCCCAGCTTCTTGGCGCCGGCGATGGCCAGGTCCAGCCCGACCAGTAGCACCGCAATCCTGATATCGGTCGGGATTGCTTTCAGCACCGAGCCCATGCGCGACGCGCGGCCTGCGGCCTTGTCGAACGCCCCGGCCGACTCCAACGCCGCGCCGGCCAATGCCGTCCACCGCTGGCGCAGCGCGTTCAGCTCCACAGCCCACTTCGCCAGCTTCAGCGCGGCATAGGCCCGGCCAATGGCCACTAGCGCGGTGGTGTGCTGGCTGAGGAAGATGGTCGTGGACTTGATCGCCTCGGCGATGCCCACGATGGCGTCGGAGACGCGCTTGGCGTAGCGCTGCAGGTCGCCGCTTGCAGCCATCGCGTCGATCGCGGCGCTGATCTCGCTCAGCTGGCGCTTGAAGTAGTCCAGCGCGCCGCTGTTGGCGATATCGCGCGCGAATCCTTGGACGCGATCGACAAATGCGGTCCACAGCCTGGATAGCGTGTTAATGCTGTCCGCAGCCGCGCCGCTGCTCGACTTGGCCATCTCGTCGAGCAGCTCGCGGATGACGTCCTTGCCGAGCTGGCCCGCCGACGAGAGTCGCTGCAGCTCGGTGACGTTCTTGCCGGTGGCCTTGGCCAGCAGGTCCCAGACCGGGACGCCGCGCTCGACCAGCTGCATGATCTCCTCGCCCTGCAGCTTCTGCTTGGACCAGGCCTGGCCAACGGCCAGGATGATCCCATCGAGGCTCTCCATCGAGCCGCCCAGCAGGGCGTTCTGGTCGATCAGCCCTTTGAGCGTGCCATCCAGCGGCTCGAGGCCGAAGGTTTTCAGCTTGAGCGCGGACTGCAGCATCGCGTCGAACTGGGCGCCGGAATCGCGCGCGAGCTGACGGATCTGGTCGAACGCCGCCTGGCCGTTGCCTGCGCCGTAGAGCCGGTCCAGGCGCTTTCGCGCGATCTCGGCCGCGTCGCCCAGGCCGAGGATGTTCTTGGTTCCCTCGACAGCCGCGCGGAACGAGAATAGGCCGGCCACGCCCGCGAGCAAGCCCCGCAGGCGCCCCATCGTGCTATCGACGATGCGAATGGAATCGACCAGCTTCCGGGTTTGCGCATCTGCAGCAGCGGTGCGCGCGCGGTACGCCTCCAGCGACTCGGCGGCGTCGCGGCTGGCCTTCGCCTGCTTGCGGAACTGCTCGTCCCCTTCCTCCAACCGCTGCTTGAGCTGCGCCTGCGCGGTCGCCTCGTCCTTGACGGCCCTGGCCTGGCGCTCCACCGCTGCAGTCGCGTCGGCAACCTGCGCGCGCAGATCCTGCTGGAGGGTGCCAAGGTTGCGCGTGTCGACGCCGGCAGCGCTGAGCGCGCCCTCGATCTTCAGCAGGCCAGCCCATTGGCCGGCGAAAGCCTTCTCGAGGCGCTCGACCTCGGCTTTGGCGTCGGCCTGGGCCTTCTGCAGCTCGCGGGAGGGTTTCTCGGTCGCGCCCAGAGCGAGCGTCAGCTGATAGGCGCGCTTCTGCGCCTCGTCGAGCTGCTCCTCGGTCTGCCCGATCGACTCGCTGAGGGCATCGAACTCAGCCGCGGCACCCGCCTTCCGGTTGAGCTCGGCCAGGCCGTCGATCAGCTTGGTGGTTTGGGCCACGGTCTCGTCGGAGACGTCGCCGACCTCGGCAAGCGCCACGCGCAGCCTGTCCAGCCCTTCCTGCCCTTGGGTCTCCAGGACCAGCCGCAGGACTTCCTCGAACACGTTGCTGCCGGTGGCCATTAGATCTTTCCTTTCCTGGCCATCTGCAGCTGGCGGGCACGCTCGGTCGCGGCGAAGCGCACGATCTCGTCGCCGATGCGCACGACGTTCTGGCCGTCCAAGCCCTTGGTCATCTCGAGGGGGCTGGGGCCGCGCAGGCGCTGCAGGTGCGAGCGCGGGTGGCGACCGGATGGGCTATTGCTGTCGGCCGAAAACTGGCGCGCCACGACCTCGCGACGGCCGCCGACGGTGGCGATGAACGCCGACTTGTAGACCTTGGACTTGCCGCGGAGGATCGACGCACGGGCGCCGGCGCTCTTCCGCCCGCTCCACCGTGCGTTGAACTCGACCAGAGGCACGCGCTTCGTGGCCGCGAACAGCTCCAGGCCTTCGCCGGCGCCGTCGCTGGTCGTTCTCACCTGGAACTTGCCCGACAGCTCGCGCACCGGGACGCTGTAGACCTCGCGAATCGCCCGCTTCACGATCGGCTCGACACGCCGGCGAACAGTCGCCAGCGCGCGCTTGTCGGCGGCCGCGATCTTCGCTTCGCTCACGCCGTCGAGGCGTGCTGCGATACGGTCCAACGCCGCGGCATTCGCGCGCGCGCGCACAGAGCTGGCTCCGAACTCGGCCATCGATCATCCAAAAATTGTGGGAAGAGCCGGCGGCAGAACGCCGCCGGCAGGGGCTCCGGCAGAACGCCGGGCCTTGGTTACGCCGCCTGGCTGTACGCCTCAAAGGTGTAGGCGGCGGGGGCGCCGTCGGCGACCACGGCCTCGCCGGTGAGCACCGGGCTGATCGGCTCGGAGGACAGCCAGTCCACGTCGCCATCGACCGTCAGCTTCACCTCGTACACGGTCAATTCGCCGCGCTCCAGGCTGATGCGGTCCTGCATGTCGCCGGTGATGTAGAAGGTCTCGGTCGGCACGGCGCCGCCCAGGAACCGCGTGCTGGTCACGGCGGGGTGGGTGTAACTGACCGTGATCTCGTCCGCCGGGTCCAGATCACCGCCGGCCTTGGCCACGACCTGGCCGCGGCGCAGCAGATCCGGCGAGTCGACGTAGTCCACGCCAGCTTCCAGCGTGTCGGTGCCCTTCTTCACGGCCAGCGCCGAGATGAAGCGGTGCGGCAGCTGCAGCGGTGCGCCGCTCGCCGGCATGGTGTAGGCGACGGATGCGACATTGCCCGACTGCACCGACGTGTCGGCCTGCTCGGCGAACATGATGCGCGCCAGCAGCGCGGTCGGGATTTCGAGCAGGGTCAGCGAGATCGACGCGGCGCCCGGCAGGACGTCCGAATAGACCTTCTGGTTGTAGCGGGCACCCAGGCGCTTCGAGACGACGCTGACCTCGTCGCCGGCCTCGTAGCTGAAGGACATCGCGTCCGCTTCCACAGGCTGGTTGCCATAGGGGTCGGCGGCTTCGGGAATGACCGGGGTGAGCGTGCCATCCTGCGCCTTGCGGAACATGCGGATGTCACCGGCGTACTGGCGGACCTTGGGGGCTGCCATGGTGTGGTTCTCCTGTTAAGAATTGGCGGGAGGCGTGATGTCGACCAGGCCGGCCCGCACCGTGACCTGAGCGATGACGTAAGAGACGCCGGTTTCCTGATCGGCCGTGCTGCCCAACGAGGCAGAGACGATCGAGAGGGTTGAGATGAACTGCGGCAGGTCGCGGCTCTTCACGATAAGGACCTTCATCAGGTCCGCGCGAGCGCGGTGCGCCTGCAGCTTCGGATTCTTGGTGCCCTGGCCGCGGGGGATGCTGTACTCGATCGTGACGTCCACGTCGGACTTCACGTGCACGCCGCTTCCGCCGGTGGCGGACGCATCTCCTGCCTCGATGATTGTGGCGGCGACAGTCGGATCGTCTGGCACCTCGGTGTCGTCGAGAATGATCACGCCCGCGCCGATCTGCGTGCGGAAGCCTGCGCCCTGGATGAGCTGAACGCGCCGCTTCAAGAACTCGAGCAGCTGCCAGCTTGCCGGCTCTTCCTGGTCAGCCATTGCCCGTCACCTGCGGCGCAAGCACAGCGGCCCACCTGCTCACCGAGAAGTCCTGACCCAGGCGCTTCTGCAGCTCATAGCGCTCACCCTCTACGACGTACACCATCCCTTGCCTGGGCGCAGCATCTGCGAGGAAGAGCGAAATCTCGTAGTTGCTAGCGGAGCGCTGCTGCGCCGGGCCCACCGTCTGCGTGTCGACGTTGACGTAGCCGCGGCACGGGGCGCCGGGCTCATCCGCTGAGGCGTCCTTCGGCAGCAGCACGCCGCGGCTCACCATTCCCTCGGGCAACGCGGCGAACACCTGCTCGTCGAGCTGCCGCTGAAATTCTCGATTGGACATGCTGACCTCTGGCCCGGCCGGCCGTAGCCGGCCGGGCACGCTGTTACAGCTTGAGCTTGATGCTCGTGCGCGGACGGGTGTTGAGGTTCAGCGGGTTCGACTGCGACTCCAGATCGATGCCCTTGTTCATGCGCAGGGGCTCGGACTTGGAGTAGTACGGCAGGCCGACACCCTTCACCGCTTCCAGGTAATCGCCGGGGGCGAAGCGGGTGATGAACTGGTCGGGCACACCCACGGGGAATGCCAGGCCTTCGTCCTCGGGCACGATCGGCGTCTCGCCAAATCCACCGGACACCTCCTCGAAGGTGACGCCGCCGAACTTAAAGTCCGTGCGGTTGTCGTCGCGCAGGGCGGCGCCGTCCTGCCAGCGGTCGTAGGCCTTCTGGGTCTGGTCGTGCGTCGTCAGACCGTCGAAGAAGCCGGCGCCAACGAACACGTGGATGCCGGTATAGGGCACGCCGCCGAGCTCCTTCTCGATGGCCCGCTTGATCGCCAGCACCTTCGCGAGGACCTTCGTGTCCTTATTACCCAGAGCCATCTGCAGGGTGATCTGCGACACACCGAACTCGTCATAGAGGTCATAGATCTCCGACCCGTCGGCGTCGAGGATCTTGCCCTTCAGCGCGCCCAGGCGCTGATACTCGATGGTGTAGTCGTTGTCGCGACGATGCACGGCGAGATGAGCAGCCACCACAGCCTCGATGCCGGCCTGGCTCGGGTCAGCCTGGTTGAAGGCGTTGAGCAGGGTGTCGGCCATGATCGTGGAGCGCTGCGGAAGGTGGCCGGTCTTGAACAGGGTCATGTTGGCCGGCTTGAGGCGTTTCGGCTGGGCCGGCGCGCCGCGCGGCACATTCGGCACCAGCACCAGCTTCTGATCCTTGATGCCCACCGGCACGATGTCCGTGCCGACCAGACCCTGCTCCTGGAACAGGTTCATCTCCGCGATGCGGGTCGGGGTTTTCGGGAGGTTGTTGATCGTCGCGGTCAGCTCGGGTGCACTCAGCACGCCGGTGTTGACCAGTTCCTGCAGATCCATGGTGTTGTCTCCTGGAAAATGAAAAACCCCGCCGGAGCGGGGCTGGATCGAGTACCAGTTACCTGGCGTGGGTTAGGCCGCGGCGACCGTGATGTCGTCGCTGACCGCGGGGGTGAGCCCGGTGGCGACAGCGCTGAGGGTGACGGTGCCGGCCGCGCTGAAACTGACGTCCTGCCAGGTCACCACACCATCGACCGCTGCCTTCGCGCCGCCATTGCTCAGCGTGCCCGGGCCGGTCGCCTTGGTGAGCGTGACCGAAGCAGTGCTGCCCGTGACCAGCGCGCCAAACACGTCCTTCACATGCGCCACGACGTTGCCGGCGGGCGCGCCAGCGGTCGCCGAGCTCGGATAGTTGATGAACTCGATGTGGTGGGCAGCGCCGGAAGCGACCGGCTTCTCGGTCCAACGCGTCACGATGCCGGCCGCGTCGAGGGCGTTGGCCGCGATGAGCTTCTGATCGTCGGTCGTTCCCTCCGGCCAGGCCAGCAGCTCACCATGGACCTCGGCGTCGTAGTTGATCGCCACGCCCTTGACCGGCGGCACGGTTTCGCCCTGCTCCGGCGCATCGCCGGTGTCCACGGCGCCGTAGAGCACCTTGATAGCTTCGTTGAAATCCTCGGCCACCTCGTTGTCGGTGTTCAGCAGGGTGCCAGCGGAGAGCTTGCCCTGACCTCCGGGGATGGTGATCAGCTCACGGCTCCGCTCGCCGTTGGCTTCAGACAGCAGAAATGCGGCGGTGCGGACGCCGTTGGTCATCAGCAGGTCCATGTCACTTTTTCCTCGCTTCGTAGATGGACTGTGGGTTGAGGGCGTCCGCGTGTTTGGCGGCGCCCTGCTTCGCGGCGTCCGACGCCGGAAGTGCGGTGACGATCTCCTTGTCCTCGGCCTTCGCAGCGGCAAGCTGCGTGCGGACGACAGAGATATCGGTGTTCGATTTGATGTAGTCGGCGGCCAGGTCGATCAGGCCGCCTCCGGCTGCCGCGCACGCGTCACGCACCGACTGCGCGTAAGCCAGCGCGGCCGGCGCATCCTGCGTGAGCCGCCCGCGGCGCAGGAGCGCCATCGAGACGTCGGTGGGAACGTCGGCTGCGAGCACGGCCGCGGTGTACGCGGCATCCATCTCTGCCGGGCTTGGCGGCGCTGCGGCACCCTGCTCGATGGCCGGCGGGCTCTGCTCGGCCAGGTCAGCGGCAAGCTGGTCGCCGCCGTCCTCTTCCCCGCCGGGAGCGGGCGGCGCCTTCGTGTTCTCGGCGCCGAGGAAGCTCACCAGGTCGTCCCAGGTGCCCAGGTCAGTGGCGAACCCGACGTCGATCGCGGCCTGGCCGTTGAAGGTGCCGGCCTGGGTTGCAACCACCGCATCCACGTCCATGCCCAGGTTGCGCGCCACGGTATTCGTGAACAGCGAGTAGAGACCATTGATCTCGAGCTGAGCGTCCTCCTTCGCCGACTCGCTGAGCGGGAAGTGCGGGCTGAAATCGATCTTCTTCGCGCCCGCGTAGATCGCGGTGACCTTCGCGCCGGCCATCTCGGCCGCGGCACTCCAGTCCACGTGATAGCCGACCACGCCCACAGAGCCGACGCCGCCCGTGCGGCTCACCCATATCCGGTCACAGGCCGAGGCGATCGCGAAGGCTGCCGAGTACGCATAGTCGTCCACCAGCGCATGAACCGGCTTCTCACCGCGGCGCTCGAAGATGCGGTCCACCAAGTCGAAGTTGCCCGAGGCCATGCCGCCCGGCGACTCGATGCGGAGTACCACGGCCTCGACACGGGGATCGTCCATCGCCTCGTCGAAGGCGTCGCGCAGTGCCACGTAGCTCTGCGGGCCGCCGCCGCTGGGGCCGGGCATCGGCCGGTTCACCAGGCCCCCGCTGATATTGATCACGGCGAACATGCCCTCCGGCTTATCAGCCGCGACCGCGCTGGCCGTCGCGCCACCATCGGACGCCTCGATCAGGACCGGCGACCCGTCGCAGGTCCAGAAGCGGTCGACGGAAAGCTCGGTGTCCGCGCTGGTGACGTCGGCATGCAGGTAGGCGCTGATCAGCGCCTCACCCATGGCCTGGTGGACCAGCAGCGGCCGATTGAGTGCGGCGCTGGCCAGAGACGCCACCACCGGGTTCTTGCTGCGACCGAAGATCCTGGCCAGCAGGGTCGGCTTGTTCATCGTTTACTCCTGATTCTCGGAAGTGCGGTCGCCGGCCGCAGCCGGTTCGTCGACGTCGGGCTGCGCGACGCCGCTGGTATTCGTCCGGCGCGCGTCGCTGTCGAACGTCATGCCCCGGCGGTCTGCCTCGGCGTTGTCCTGCTCGATCTGGTTCATCACCTCTTCGGGGTCTTCGCCCGAAGACAGAACCACCGCGCTGCGCGCCTTGAACCCTGCGCGCACCGCCTGCTTCTCGGCCTGGACGTCCTGCACCGGATGCGACCACGGCCAGCCCTGAGGCACCCACAGCGTTTCGGTGACCTCCTCGCGGAGATCGGCGTAGCCAGGCACATCCAGCCGTCCCGCCAACACGGCCTGGTCGTACCAGGCCTCGCGCACGAACTGGCACATCTGCGGGATCAGGTAGAGCCACTGGTCCGCCTCGATGACGCGGCGGAACTCGTTGAGGATCAGCTTCAGTGCGCGATCGCTGATGTTGCGCAGGTCGCCGGTCAGCACCTCGTACGGGATGTCGTGCGCCGCCGCGATGGCCATCAGGTGGCCGCGCAGGAATTCGGCATAGTCGGTGCCAGCACCAGGCGGCGCGCTGAACTTGACGTCGTAGCCCGGCGGCAGCTCCTGGGCCGTGCCCGGCTCCAGGCCTGCCAGCGGCTCGCCGTTCTCGTCAACGCCCGACTCCATGTCGGTGACCACGCCATCGGCCGGCTCGCGGTTCGGGTCGTCGCTCTCCACCACCGTCTTCTGGGTGTAGAACGCCGCGAACAGGTTTGCGATCGCTTGGCGCTCCAGCACTGCGTCGTCCAACCTGTCCAGGTTGAACATGCGCACGATGACCGAGGCCGATGCCGGCATGCCCCGGATCTCGCCCGGGCGCGACGGCCGGTACAGGTGGCGGATCTGCTCGGCCGGGATGCGCAGCAGATCGCCGGCGTTCACGACGCCCGGCTCGAAGTCGCCCGGGTGGGTGCGGTACATCCAGTACGCGACCCGGCGGCCGATCTTGTCGAACTCGATTCCGCGGCGTACCACGTTGCCGTTGCTGAGCGTGGCGTAGTAGTGCTGCGGACACTGCTCGGATTCGATCAGCTGGACCTGCAGCGGCACCGGCAGGCCGTCGCTGAGGCGACGGTACCGGAGGCGGATGAAGACCTCGCCGCCCTCCTTCCAACTGCGGTAGCCCAGCGCCTGTTGCGCGTACCAGTGCAGGACGCCGTCGGCGTCGCTGACCTTCATCCAACTGTTCCACCACTTCTGGACTTCGGCCTTGTGCTCCTTTGTTCCCCAAACCGGCTTGGCCTGAATGCCCGTGGCAATCGCGTTGCTGACCGACTTGTTGAGCGCGGCCACAGCCCAGGGGTCGTTGCGCGCCAGGTGGCGGGCACGCGCCAGTACCGTCGGCTTGCCGTACAGCTGCGAAGCATTCGGGCCCAGCGTGCTGGCGGTGAACATCTTGAGGCGGCGGCCATTGCCAGAGGCGCGGAACGCCGGCAGCGGCATGGCGACTTCGAGGTTCAAAGTCCGGTCCCCGTCTGGGTCAGGCGCACCAGACCGCGGCGCTTGCGCGCGCAGGCCGGCTGCGGGTTCAGTTCATTGCGCATCTGGCGCAGCAGCGCACGCATCGCGCTGAGGCTCTGGTAGGTCACCTCGCGCGTGCCGACGCCGTCCGCATAGCTCACGCGCAGCGTGCCGGATGCAATCGCCTTCTCCAGAGCCGTGACCTGGTCCTGCGTGAATGCCATGAGTTACCGCCCCAAGTAGTTGCTGCGGACGACGCGCCGGCGCTTCACCGGGCGCGGCTTGGGCACCGGCGCGGCGCCGCCGTGCACGACGTCCGGGTTGTGATCCCAATCGGCCGCCCAGCTCGGCGGGTTGGCGAGGTTGACGGCTGGCACCTTCAGCCAGAGCGCCAGCGCCTCGTTGTAGCCGCTGAGGTCGAAAGCCTCGTTTCGCGCGTTGGCGAGGTTCTTCCAGCCATCCGGCAGCCGCGTCTCTGCGGTCAGCTCGTCGTAAAAGCTGGTCGGCAGCCACTCCGGGAAGTGGTAGTAGCCGACCCCGGGCTCGGCGCGCGCGGTGTTCGCCGCGACCGTGTCCTTCAGCCGGTTGGTGTTGAGCAGCAGCTGCGGGACGTCGCCAGCAGACCCGGAGTTGCGGTCCTTTCGTTTACTGGCGTCCGGCCTGGTCTCCCGGAAGACCGGGCCGTTCTTGTTGCGGTTGCCGTCACCCTTCACCAGGCGCACGCGCCAGTGCAGGCTGCGCGCCTTCAGGCTGCGCCAGAACTCCAGCGCGCGGGGGGCGGTGCCGGCCTTGCCGCCCCAATCGATGCCGACCGCGCGCACCGGCATCGTGCGTCCGCTTTCGTCGTGCAGTTGGTACCGGCGCTGGATGACCTTGTCGACCAGTCGGTCCCAGTCCTCCAGATAGCTCGCCGGCTCCAGGCCGAGGAACCCACCAGAGCCGTCCGGCCGCGCGGAGGTGCGCAGGGTGAACCAGTCGATCACCCATCGCTCCAGCGCGCCGGTGATGCCCACGCCCCAGCCGATCACGAGGATGACGAAGCGGTTGGCCTGGACGTCTACCGTCGCGGTCAGGAAGCGCACGCCGCGCGGGACCATGCCCATGGGCCAGTCCTCGGCGCGCTGCTGCATGTCCCCCGGATCGATCTCCGACCGCGCCGCCATCGGCACGTACGGAAGCGCCTGATCCACGTTGGTCGTGGTCTTGAGCGCCTTCTCGTCGCCGTTGGTCAGGTACGACTTGAGCGCCTGCAGGTACCGCTCGACGAGCGACTCCCACGACTGGAACGCGGCGGCTACGCCGCCGAGCCAGAAACTCGCCGTCTTGCTCTCGAGGAGCGCGCCTTCGATCGAGCCATCCGGGTGGACGACCTGACCGTCACCAGCCCAGCGGCCGGCCGCGTTCATCTCCTTCTTCCACTGCTGCTCGATCCCGTTGCCGCAGTGCGGGCAGTAGAGGATCGAGAACCGTCTGGCCAAAGCCAGCGTGTTGTCGACCAGCACTCGCTCCTTCAGCTCCTCCATCGGCGGGAGCAAGAATCGCTCGAGGCCGGGGGCTGCCTGGAACGGCTGCTTGCATTCCGGGCACGGCCAGTACCAGCGCCGCCGGTCGCCGCGGTTGTAGAGCGCGCTGATGCCTGGCGCCGGCGGACCTTCGTGCGGCGTGGTCGGCTTCCACTTGCCGTCGGTGTAGTCCTTCGCCGGGCTCGACTCGGCCACGATGATCCCGGCGGACATGAACGTCTGGATGCGCTTCAACGCGGCGCCGAACGCTTCGTCGATGCTCATGTCGCCGGTGAAGTTGTCCACATCCGTCATCAGGACGTCGTGGATGTCCTTGCTCGACAGCACCGACAGCGACGGCCACCCCATGCGCAGGACCATTCCGGACCGGAAGATCTTCATGAGCACGTTGTCGTCGTGCCCGCGGGTGCTCAGCGCCGCCCGCAGCTTCGGGCTTTCCTTGATCGCGCGACTGATGCGCGTCTTGCTGAAGTCCTCCGCGCCGAGCTGGCTCGTATGGACGATCAGCGTGTCCGAGGGATTGCAGGTGATCGTGTAGGCGAGCCGCCCATCGACAAGGGCGATTGTCTTGCCAGACCGCGCGGGCCCCACGAACACCACAGCCTCGTAGAGGCGGCTGGCCGTTAGGTTCAACGGCTCGACCATGTATGGGCCGACGGCAGGGTTCCACGGACCCATGCTGCCGGCCGGGTTGACCACCTGGAGCGCCTTCGCGCCCTCGACCACGTCGATGCGCCGCGGCGGTCGGATCATCTCGGCCGTGCCGAGCATCACCTCACGCGCTGTCGCGAACGTCGCCATCGACCACCCGCTCGTACATCTCCTGCCGCACGCGGTCGCAGCTTTCCTGCACCGCCTGCACCTGCTTCGGGGACAGGGCCACGTCGCGCTCCAGCACGTCGGGCAGCGTGTCCATGAACATCACCAGCGTCTTCACGAGCTCGGCGAAACGCGCCTCGACCTCGAGCGCCGGCACCAACAGGCCCATGCTCGATTCGAGCTTCAGCCGCTCGTTTTCCGACTGGAACCACTTCAGCCGATCCGGCGGCGGCAGGTTGTGGGGATCGATGACCCCCTCATCTCCCGCCGGACTCGGCAACGGATCGACCAGGGCGGGCGCGACGTCGGCCAGGCGGTAGACGTCGTGGCCGCCCCTCTTGCCGAGCGGCGCCACGCCGGCTTCGCGGATCCTCTTTGTCGCGGTCCGCCGGTCCATGCGGAACTCGTCGGCGAGGCGGGCGATAGACCACCCTGCCTGGAATGCGCTGACCTCGCCCATGCTCACCTATGCGCAGCGTGCGCAGCGCCAAACCCCTTAAAAATGGCTGTGAAGTGCCACCTGTGGTGGAGGACCATGGAGGCCCGAAAAATTCTCGAAAACCGCGCCGGTCCTCCCCCGCGGTTGAGGCTCACGACCGCCAGGGGCCCCCGGCTTTTCGTTCATGAAGCTGAACAGTCTGAACGGACGCCTCGCGCTTAACATTTGCCTTCACGCCCACGCCGGCGCAGTGACGGTCGGGTCGTAGGGCGCTAGCGCCACCGTCTTGCCCGCCAAGGCGTGGGTGCAGTCGCCTAGGAACTCGATCTGCCCATCCCTCACGAAGCTGTGGCAGACCTTCGGCACCTTGCCCTGCCCCCAGGGCATGCTGGCCAGGATGCTTGGGCTGAAGGTCGGCCGCTCCATGCTGCCGTTCCAGTCCCACCGTGGGCGATCGCTCGGGCCTACGCTCAGCGTGTGGTGCAGGCCGCACCCCGGACACTTGAAAGAGACGAGCTGACGGTCGCCGAAGACGTCGTGCAAGACATCCATGGCGCTACGGACTCGCTTCCAAGGCCGGCGCCGTCAGCTTCCGGATCTCTCCCATGCGGCTGTCGCAGTCCGCTTGACGCGGGAGGTTAGTGTTGTAGGCCGACACCACTGCCTCGACGGTCCTGGTCGTCGCGCGCACGGGCGGGCACGGCGCGGTCAGAGAGGCCGGCAGCTGCGCGGGCACCTCGACCTTGACGTAGACCGTATCCGGGATGGTCGGCTTCACCACGCGTGAGCAGCCGCCCCAGCCGGCCAGCGGCAGGAGCACGACGATCAGCAGCAGGCGGTTCATGCGGTCTCCCATCGGACTTTGCGTTGAAGCGGGTGGTTGTCGAGTCGGCGCCGTGACGGCGTATCCCATGAGCCGCCCCGGGTTGTGGCGACCGCGGTCCAGCCCGCGGCGCGCAGGCTGGACCCGCACTCTTCCTCCAGGGTGTAGGTCAGAACCTTGGTGTACCCAAGAGCCATCGCGGCCCGGCGCGCCCGACCGTAGAGCGCCGAGCAGGCGTTCCGCGTGCCATCCGTGCAGAGCCGGGTCACTTCGACCGTGCGTCCGTCGTCGAGTCCGCGCGCAACCGGCCGGCCGACTATCACGACACCGCAGAGCCGGTCGCCAGCCAGAGCTGCCAGCGCGAACAAACCGCCCTGAGGTGCGCGGTGATGGCGGTGGTGCTCTGCCACGTACCCCTTTGCCTGGCGCAGAGTGCACGGCGCGATCGAAAGCACTGGGCCTCCTAGAGCACGGGAATTTCAGGGCACAGCTGCATCGCCAGCTGCGACGCGCATGCGGGCTTGGCCTTGGCCGCCTGCAGGGCCTTGTCGGCGCGCGCGGAGGCTGCGGCGGCGTCCGCCTTGGCCTTGGACGCACGCTCATCGGCGATGTCGGCGGCCCGCTTCCACTCGGCGGCGCGCTGCTGCGCCAGCTCGGTCTCGCGGTTGACGGCGGCCAGGGAGGCGCCGCAGGCGTTCGCGGTGGCGAGGTTGGCAGCGGCGCGCTCGTCGGCCTTGGCCAGCTCGCCCAGGGCCTTCTCCACGTCGGCCCGGCCGTTCGCCTCACCGTGCCGGCAGCCGCCGATGAAGATCGAGCCGGCCGCAGCGCACCACAGCGCGATGCGCAGCAGGCCCACGTAGGGAGCGATAGGGTCGGGGATGTTCACGGCGTTGGCCCGGCCGGCGGCGGACAGGGGGGTTCAGGCTGGCGCAGCACGCGCAGGGCCACCGCGATCAGCGACAGCACCGCGCACGCCGCGCGCAGCCAGGGCGGCAGGTAGTCCAGCGCGACGGCCGGCAGCTGCGGCAGCACCTGGCCCAGTGCCTGGGCGACCTGATACAGCAGCTCCGGCATGGCCGCCAACGCCACGGCGTAGCGTACGGACCACAGGCGCCACGCTGCTCGCCAGTCATCGATCAGCTGGACCTTCATTTCACGCTCCGGAGCTGCTTCAGCTCTTTGATTTCCTGGTCGTGCTGCTCGACCTTGATCTGCGTCTTGGCCACTTCCAGCTTCAGCGCCGGCACGTCGGCGAGCTGGGTGTTGATGGTCTGCAGCTGCTGGTTCATCGCAGCCAACTGCTGGGCGGTCACCTGCTGCTGGGTCAGCATCGACTGCACCGACGCCACCAGCCAGTAGAAGCCGACGACCAGCGCGGCGCCGATTGCACTCGCGATCGCCTTCTCGATGGGGCCGAGGGTGATTCTCGCCCGCCCGTCCTGTTCCGGCCGCATGTCCACACTCATCCTGCCAGCGCTTCGCGCGCCGTCGCGTAGTAGCCGGTCCACTTCCCTCGCAGGCGCACGCGCGCCGCCGGCGTGCCATCGGTGTAGGCGCCAGGCCGCCAGGTGCGTAGGTAGAGCTGCCAGGCCGCGCCGGCGTCGCCGACAGCGGGCAACGGCGCGGGATCGCTCCACAGGAGCAAGCGCGCGAAGCCCGCCGCGAGCACGTCATCGCCGGCCAGCGCCGCATGCACAGCGGCCGCGTCCGGCGCCACACCTCGAGCGCTGCACAGTTGCGCGGCCGCGGCCGCGCACTGCGGATGAACCAGCACGCCGCGGACACCGCCGCCGCGCTCGAACTGCCACAGCCCGCGCGCGGGTCCGCGCACATCCGGGCGAGCGGGATCGACCACTTGCCAGCGGTGCCGGAAGTCGGCCTCCTGGCCGCTGATGGCCACCATCACCACCCGAGCATTGAGCGTGTCCATGCGCGCCGGGAGCAGCTTCAGCGCTGGCGTGATGGCGCTCCTGTTAATGCCCCTCGCAAGTTCTGCAGCGACGGAAGCCACGGCCATCTCCATTAAGAATCGATCACCACCGGTTGCGGCTCCCTACGCCCTTCCAAGCGCTGCCCGCGGCGGCGTCTCACGACGGGACCGAACAGGCACCGGCCGGTGTAGTGATCGAAGTGGTAGCGGCGACGGGACTCGAACCCGCAACCTCCGGGTTATGAGCCCAGCGAGCTGCCGAATTGCTCTACGCCGCAAACAAGAAGGCCACCGCCGACCATCGGAACTCCCGTCCGGTGGCTGGCGATGGCCTTGGTTCGCTGAGTGCCGCGTTACGCAGGCAACTCTGCACGCTGACGATTTAAGCCTAGTCCCGGTTCCCGGCGCAACTGTGGAGCAGGTGTGGAAGAAAAAAGCCTCCACACCTGCCACAGGTGGAAGTTTTGTTCATCTACTCGGGCGAGAAAATCTTGCGCCGCAGCTGCCCGCGGGCCTCGCTCAGCACGGCCTGCAGCACCGCCGTGGCCGCTTTGTGCGTGCGCAGGTATGCGCCCTTCCGCATCTTGGCGGACTTCGCCAGCGCCGCAGCTGGCGGCCGCTTCGTTGGCCAGACCAGCGCCGCCGCCGCGTCGTAAATCACCAGACGAAGGCGGTGGCAGTCGGCCGGATCGCTGAGGTCCAGCGCGCGCGGGCGCATGCGCGCGATCGCGTAGGCGATGCGCGCATAGGACAGTTCGACGATTCGAGGCGCGCACCGACGTTCATCGAGGCGCTGGGCGACAGCGAGCGCGACCTCGCGCGCGAGTGGGTCGTTCATCATGCCGACAGCGCCGGCGATGTCAGCCGGCTGCAGGCCAGGGTTCGAGCCCCTGCCCTCGACCGGCACCTTGTAGCTGCTGCCCACCAACAAACGCCCCAGAAGCTCAAGGACATCCCGGCGCTCGGACACGGCCCGCGGCGCGGCCGCCTTGGCGCTCTGCACCACTTCGGGCACTACTGTAGGCGCGGCGGGGCCGGCCTTGCGCAGCGGCGGTCGCCGGCGCCAGACCGATGCCGCCGCCTCCCGAGTAGCGGACTGCTCGCGCCCCATTGCGCCACATGCGTCGCACACCACGCGAAACGAGTCCTCTGAGCGCGATCGCATCCTAGGCCCCGTGCTGCTGCCGCAGCCCGCGCAGGCGATGAGGTCGATGCTCTCTTGCGTTGTGGCCGTCATGGGTGAAGCTCCGGGCAGAGAGAGGTGGGTGCGGCGACGACTGGCGCGGCTTCGCCCTGGGCGGCCAGGAACTGCTGAGCCAGACGCCTCAGCTGGTTCTCGCCGATGTCGACGCGCTCCACCAGGTGCTCGCCTGGATTGCGCACGCCCTCGATCTGCTCGCGCTTGACGCCCAGGACCTCGGACACGATCGGGTCGCTGCCGTGGTCGCTGATCAGGAAGTAGGCCATCACCGGCTCGGTTTGCCCGTCGCGGTGCACCCGCCCGATGCACTGCTCATGGACGCCCGGGCTCCAGTCCAGCTCGCCGAACACCACCGTGCTGCAGACGTGCTGCAGGCCGTCGATGCCGGCGCCGGCGCGCAAGCTGATCAACATGATCTTGGACGCGCCTGCGATGAACGCGTCCTTCGCCGCCTGCTTCTGGCTGGGTGACTCGCTGCCCGTGTACATGACCGGGTTGAACTCGGCCAGCTTCTCCTGCCAGATGCTGTAGACCTCCCGGTGCCAGCCGAACAGCAGCACCTGCTGCCCGCTCTCCACCAGCAGCCGCACGAACTCGGCGACATAGGGCGCCTTGGCCAGGCCGGTGGCCTGCCGCACGAGGCGGTCGAACTCGCCGCCGGCCTGCATCTTCTCGCCGCGCCAGCGCTCGTTTGCCCCCAGGATCACGCGCGCCAGCGCGGTGGCGTCGCCGGCGATGCTGTCCAGCGCGCGCTCGTCCGCCTCGATTTCGTGCGGGATCTTCGACAGCTCGGGCAGCTCTCGGCCGACTTCCTTGCGTGTCCGGCGCAGCATGATCCCCTCGCGGCGCAGGTACGACCCGAACAGCTCGGCGTCCTTCAGGCGGGACTTCTCCCCGGGCGCGCTGATGCACCATTCCCGCACGAACTCGTCATAGCCGCCCAGGCAGTCCGGCAGGAGCGCGTTCACGACGTGGAAGAACTCGGTCCCGTAGTTGTAGATCGGCGTGGCCGTGAGCCCCATGCGCAGCGGCACGCGGTGGGCCAGGTACTCCGCGGCGGCGTACAGGTCCGTTCCGGCGGTCCTCAGCTGTTGGCATTCCTCGAACACGACATAGCGTGCGAACTCGGCCAGGGTCTCGGCCCAGCCGCGCAGCATGTGGTAGCTGATCAGGATCACGTCGGGCACCGTGTCCCAGAGGTCGGGAAGGCGCTGGCGTGGCTGGCGAGTCAGTGGGTACGGCCTGCCCTTGCGGATGCGATGAACGCGCAGGTTCGGCGCGAACTCGGCCAGCTTCTCCGGCCAGTGGTTGGGCAGCGCCGCCGGGTACACCACCACCGCTGGCAGATTCCCGGGCTCGGCCATCGGGCACATGCCGGTGACCGTCTTGCCCAGGCCGAGGTCGTCGGCCACCAGCAGGCCGCCGCGAATTGCGGTCTGGGCGGCGGCCACGCGCTGATACTCGCGCGGCGGCTTGGCCAGGGCGAATGCGGGGATCTCACGCCGGCCCGCCGCCAGCTCGCGCAGGTCCACCTCCATCTGGACGTGCTGCCCGGCCAGGCGTTCGAGCAGCTCGGCGCCTTCGCCCTTGAACTCCATAGGATACCGGTCCAGGAACCACTTCAGCTCGCGGCTGTTCTCCGGTGAGGCCTTGAGGGGAATGCGGTCGGAGGCGTGCTGCGGCGCCCGGGGGAACACGCGCTTCAGGCGCGCGCGCACCTGGGGCTCGCACCAGATGTACCAGTTGCCGTGGGAGTGCTCGATGCGTCCGTAGTTCATAGGGCCTGTCTCTGGAGGCGGATCATTGCGAAGGGCTTGCCGCCCCATTCGGGCCGCTTCGGCAGCGGCGTGGATGCCCACATCGGGGTGCCGGCCAGCAGCACGGCCTGCACGTGCGGGAGCTCGATGTACCGTCCCACCTGCCGCAGCGCGGCGCCGGCCGAGCCATCGACCTTGACCTCGATCACCAGGCCGTCGAGCCAGAAGTCGGCCCGATTCTTGTCGTCGAGCCGGTACTCGCGCCGGAAGCCGGTGCCGGCCAGGACCTGGGCCATCACCTCGTGCAGCTGCACCTCGCTGCCGTAGCGATACCGGACGCCACCGAGTAGGCGGCCGAGCGAGTTCAGCTTGAGCTGCCAATCCGATGGCGCGCCGGCGCGCACCGGCTGCGGCCGGCGCAGCCCTGGGCTCTTGTTCATCAGAACGGGCCCTCGTAGTTGTCCGCCTGAACCAAGCCGGCCTCTTCCTCGTAGCGACGCGCCTTCGCCTCCCAGTCGCGCGCCTCGGCGCGGGCGTAGTTCGCGGCTCGGTCCTTCCTTCCCTGCTTGCCCACGCGGCCGTGGGTGGGCGTCACCTCGATCTCGCCGGCGCGCTTCAAGCACTCCTTCGCCATCGATCGCGCCCACGTCGCCTTGCGCTGCGCTTCCGCGCGCCTCTCCATCTCCGCCTTCAGCGCTTCGAACTGCGCCTCCAGCTCTGCCTGGGGCAGGTGTCTCACTGCTACGTTCACTTCCTCTCCTCGCCTGGCCAGCTCAATCCCGAGCGCCTGTACTCCTCCCGAAGCTCGACCAGCACCATGCCGTCGATCCACGTCACGTCCTGGCCGCCCTTCGTCTTCACGGTGTGGGCTTGGGTTCGTTCATAGCCCGGGTTCGGATCCTTCTTTTGCCCGGGCTTGCGCTTCGGCCGGCTCATGCGGCCTGATCCTGGTCGCGCGCCGTCGGCGCGAGCATGTCGAACAGGTCCGGCATGGACTGCTCGCGGGCCACTGAGGCGCAGTAGGCGGCGGCGTCCAGGTAGTAGCCCGGGTTGAGCTCGATCCCATAGCCGTGGCGGCCGGCCTTGAGCGCCATGTACGGCACGGTGCCGATGCCCCCGAACGGATCGAGCACCAGCTCACCGGCCTGGCTGTGCTGCTCAATGCAGCGCTCCACGATGTCGAACTGCAGCGGGCACAGATGCTGTTCCTTGCCCTTCGCAGCCTGCGTGCTGTTCAGCGTGCGCATGCGCGTGATGTCGGTCCACACCTCCGGATGCCAGGACTGAGGCTGCAGCAACATGAACGTGGTCGGGAGCCAGCCGGCGCGATCGACGTGCTCGGCGATGCGCACGTCGTGGCGGAAGTCGTAGACGTTCTCGAGGCTGTGGCGCTTGAACATCTGGAAGACGGCGGACTGGTCCAGGCCCTCGAGCTCCTCTGGCGCCAAGGGGCGGTTGCCGCTGCTGCGCCAGTAGCCATGCGCGTCGTACTGCCAGCGCGGCCGCGTGTAGGTCGTCTTGTCCTTCGCGACCGGCTCGTCGGCGTAGCCATTGCTTCGGTCTGTCGGCGGCTTGCGGAACTTCAGCACGTACTCGGGCATGCCGTTGCCCATCCGGGAGCCGTCCTTGCACTGTTCGGTCCAGCCAAGCCGGTAGGTCTGGTTGTTCTCCCTGACCACGTCGGTCACCACGGTGATGCGCGACAGGAAGGCGAAGCCGTGGCGCTGGAATGCGGCCACGCATTCATCGCTGAACGGCTGGACGGTCTGGAAACCCAGGCCGTTGATGCCGCCGGGCGTGATGCGATCCTTGACGTGGATGCACGCGACGCGCCCTGGCTTCAGCACGCGCAGCAGGTTCGGGATGAGGAAGTCCATCTGCGCCCAGAAGTGGGCGTTGTCGTCCGTGTGGCCGAAGTCGTTGTAGCTCGGCGTGTATTCGTACTGCGTCGCGAAGGGAATGCTGGTCACGATGAGGTCGACGCTGTCGGCCTCCATGCGCGCGGTCTCAAGCACGCAGTCGTTGTTGACCATGGTGTAGCCCTCGCCGGAGGCCTCCACTCGCTCCACGCCCAGCGAGCGGGCCAGCATGCCGGCCATGGCGGCATGCGCCAGGCCGAATTCGCGCACGATCTCAGTCATCTTGTTCACCATCTCGTCGTGTTGGCGCCATTTGCGCTCGAGCTGCCGGCGCACGTCGCGCTCGGCCTCCGTGTAGATCAGGTCGATGCGGACCTCGCGGGTCTGCAGGAATCGGTAGGTGCGATGGATCGCCTGGATGAAGTCGGCGAACTTGAAGCCGATGCCCAGGAAGATCTCCCACGCACAGTGCCGCTGGAAGTTGCAGCCCGAGCCGAGCATCACCGGCTTGCCGGCCAGCTCCTGAAGCTCGCCGTCGCTGAACCTGATGACCAGGTCCTCGCGATCCTCCAGCTCCTGCGACCCATAGACCGTGGCCAGGCCCGGTATCGCGGCCTCCAGCGCGCGCCGCTCGTCCTCGAGGTCGTGCCAGAGGATTCGGTGTGCATCGGGAGCGCCCGCGCGGAGTTCGAGCAGCTTGGCCACGCGCGCGCCCAGGCTGTCGCGCTTCTCTCGGGCCGCCGCCTGCAGGTTCAGCGCAGTGGTGCGGAACAGCCTCGCCTGGCCATCCTTCTCCACGCCGGCCGCGCTGTGGTCCGTCGGGATCTCGTGCCAGCGCACGTCGAGGGGCGGCAGCTCGTAGCCTTCGTCGCTGAAGCTCGGGTCCAGGTCGCTGGGCTTCTGGATGAACAACGCCCAGGACGCCACCCACAGCCAGAACTCCCGCTCCTTGTGCGCGTGCAGGGTGAGCTGGTCGGCCTTCTCGCTGTTGCGCTTGAAGAACCTGGTCTTTGCCTGGCCCACGTCCATGACGCCCAAGAACGCAGCGTAGGCCAGCAGCTCGATGTACTCGTTCGGCGACGGCGTGGCCGTGGCCACGAACCGATACGGGATCCCCTCGGTCTTTGTGCCGGTGGTCCTGTCGTCGCCGGCGATCGTGGCCATGAACTCGCGGAAGGTCTTCGTGCCGCCGAACCCGCGCAACACCGCCGCTTCGTCCAGGCTGACGGCCGAAAATGCGCGAGGATCCAGCTTCCGATCGCGCACGGTCTCGTAGTTGGTCAGGTAGATCCCCGCCGGGTCGGTCGCCTCCTCGATGCGCCGGATGAACGTCACGGCGACGCCGAGCATCGCCGCGTCGCGCACGAACTCCTGCCGGACGCCCAGCGGGATGATGATCAGCCCCATGCCGCCAGCGCGCTCCCGCGCGATCCGGACCGCCTCGATCTGCATGACGCTCTTGCCCAGGCCGAAGGCGGCGAACAGCGCGCGCCGGCCGCCGTCGACCATCCACTGGACGCTGGCGCGCTGGTGAGGTTTCAGCAGGCTGTTAATCTCGGCCGGCCCCACCTGCACACCGGTCCGCGGCGCGACCGCGGCCTTGGCGCGCAGGAATCGCTCATAGGCGTCCGCACCGGGCGGGCTGGTGAGGTTGTGCGCTGGAGCGTTCATTGCTCGCTCCGTGCCGGCAGCGTCAGCGCCAGCGCCACGTCGCGCACCCAGATGGGAGTGCTGCCCAGGGCGAAGGTCTGGCCAGTCCAGGCCAGCAGCAGCGTGCGGCCCATCTCCTCGGCGATCGCGCGCGCGGCGGCTGGCGGCACAGCGTTGCCGATGCGCTCGCGCCAGGCTTGGTCGGACAAGCCGTCAAGCTCCAGCTTCTCCTCAGGGTCGACCAGCGACTGCAGAGCGGCAAGCTCGAGCGTGGTGAACGGCCGGTGCCAGGTGTCGTCCTCGGCGCGGATCACGCACACCAGCTTGTCGGTGGCCGCGGGCAGGCGGGGATCGGCGACGCTGAAGTGCCCGTTGTCGTGGCCGGCGCTGCTGCTGATCGCGCCACTCGGCGCAGCCCAGGGCACGACGCCGTAATGCCCGTTCGTCACGTAGGCGTCACCGGGCGCGCGCTGGTTGCGCGGACGCGGATCGGCAACGGCGTAGGCGCCCTGCCCGGTGTCACTGCGCGCGATGACGGTCCCGGCTGGCTCTGCGTAGCCGGTCACCCGGTACTTGCCCTTGCCCTCAAAGCCGGTCGTTGCACGCGGATCCTGGACGCAGGCTGCGGACCCATGTGCGCTGGTCACCGTCCCGGTGGGGCGTTCCCATCGCACGACCCGATACTGGTCATTGTGCTTGGGCGGGCCGTGATGGATCGGATCGGCGACGCTAAACGTCCCCTGCCCCGGAGACTTCACGCCGATCACGGCGCCGGCGGTCTCGTCCATGCGGAGCACTCCGTACTGTTGGTACTGGGCGGCGCCCTCGGCCGCGCGCGGGTCAGCAACCGAGAACGCGCCATTGGTCGGCAGGCTTTTGCCTGCCACCGTGCCGGAGGGTTCGCCCCACTGATTCACGCCGCAGAAGCCGCGGCGGAACTCAGGCACGATCAGGTAGTCGCGCAGCTGGCCATCTTCGACATGCAGCCGGTTCAGGCTGCGCCAATCGCTGCCGGCCTGCACGAACGCCAGGCGCACCCATGTCTTCCACTGCAGGGCTGGCACGCGGTGCAGCGGCCCGGCGCGTTCCACGTCACCTGGCATCGCCATGCGGCCCAGCACCTCGCCCACGCTGCGCAGCGGCCGGCGCACGGGCTCATACAGGAACGGCGGCACCTTCTCTGCATGCCGGGCCACCAGCAGGAAGCGCTTGCGACTCTGTGCCAGGTTGCCGAGCTCGCCGCAGTCGTGAGTGGTCTCGTTCACCACGTAGCCGTAGTGCTGCAGCAGTTGGACGATCTGGTCCAGCAGGTGCCGGCCGCGGCTGGCGATGCGCGGGACGTTCTCGAACACGAACATCTCCACCGGGTCGTCCCGGTAGGCTTCCAGCACCAGCCACATGCCGCGCAGTGTCAGGCGGTTCAGGGCTTGATACTTGGTCGTTTGGCTCTTCGTCTCGGACATCAGCCCGCTGAAGCCCTTGCAGGGCGCGCTCAGGAACACGATGTGCGGACGCTCGTGACCGAAGGCGACGTGGATGTCGCTGGTAGTGGCCTCACGCCACGAGGGCGGCGGCTCGGCACCGTGGAACGCCCGGTATTGGTCTCGGTCGAACAGGTCCAGCACCGTGCCCTTGGAGCCCGTCAGGCGCTCGAAGTCGCGGATCGCCGCGGCGTCGCTGTCGATGCCGCCAATGCAGCGGAACCGCGCGTGCGCGGTCCCGATGTCCGGACGCGCCTGGTTGAAACCCTTGCTGCCGCCGCCCAGGCCGGAGAACAGGCTGGCGTGCCGAATCTCGAACTCAGGCACCGGCCACCTCCGCCGCTGCCGCCTGGGTTTGCTTCCAAGCGTCGTAGGTGCGCACGGCGTGGGACACCGCGTAGAGCCGCCACGTGATGTCGAAGGTGTAGTCCTCAAGGCGCGAGGCGCTATCCCACATATCCGTGAAGCGGAAGTCGCTGAACGCCTGCCCATGCGCTTCGTCTTCGTCCGGCACGAAGTCCTCGGCCGACTCGATGACGTCGCCCACGTCCTCGCCCCGAACGTCCTGCTTAATCTGTTCCCACAGCGCGGCGGCGAGCTCTTGTCCGCGTGGGATTTCTTCCAGGTCCTGGAACTCCATGTAGGCGTCGAAGTCATTCCGCAGGAACCCTTCGATCAGGCGTTCATCGAAGCGGCGCGGCGCGCCGTCGTTCGCCACCAGCTTCTCGCACCAATAGCCGCGGTTGATGTAGAGACCGTGGGCACCGGCGTGCAGGTGATCCGGGGTGCGGAAGAACTCGAACATGTCAGGCAGCCGCGAAAAGATCGACGCACCCATGTCGCCGCTGATGGCCAGGTAGCCCGGCCACGTCACGATGTGGAAGTGGTAAATGCCGGTGCCGGGCCTGGCGAAGCGCAGGTGACGGTGCATCCCCTGGTCCAGGATCACCTCCATTTCATGCGCGGCAGTGTGCTTCTTGAAGCGGGTGAGGATCTCGGGTTCCGGCTTCGGCACCGGCGTCGTCTTGTCATTCATGGCGGGAGTCCATTTCATGGGCGCGGCACGCGGCCGCAGGAAGGGAGCGGCGCGCGCGGGCGTGCCGATCGGGGAAGTGGTGCGTCAGCCGAAGTCCTCGAACTTCCAGCTACTGCCGTCCTTCTGGACAGCGATGAATCGGAAGGGGAAGAGCGCGGCGGCCACCTTGACCTTGACCCGCGCGTCCTCCTCCCAGTAGCCCTTGACCTCGTGCGCCTCGAGCTCGCTGTTGGCCAGCTGCACGAAGAAGTCCACGGTCAGCGTGGTCTTCGGGGCCAGCTGCAGGCGGATGGCCTCGAACTTCCACCACAGCACCTCGCCGGCGGCGATGCGCGCGTCCAGGTGCTGGGCGTAGGCGGCCTCGGTCTTGTTCATTTCGCCGGCCACGTGCCTCGGGCGCGCACGCGCTACGGTCTTGCCGGCGGCCAGATCCCCACCCTGCTTCGCCGCCGGCACCGGCTTGTACGGGCGCGGCGCGACAGCCTGGCGCGCGTCGTGCGCGTCCACGGCGCGTGCCACGCCCGGCGGCATGTCGGCCCGGGTTGCGTACCGCAGGGTGCGCTTCCCGCTCATCGGCTGGCACCGCGGGCCCGGCGCGACTGCGCGAGCCGCTCGAACTGGCTGCGCGCCTGCTCGCGTAGCTTGTCCAGCTCAGCGGCGACCACCTCGGTCGCGCTGCGCAGCGTCTCGAGCGAGGCCTGGGTGCGCGCGATCCCCTCGACCAGCGGCATGAGGTCTTCATCGCCGATCGGCAGCGCCGCCTGCAGGGGCTGCTGGTCCCGCGGCGGCTTCGGGAAGGGATAGCCGGCGGCGCGGTGGCCGACCAGCGTCCACACGGGCTCGGAGCGACCGCTGCGCGGGTTGTGCCGGTACTGGTCGGCCACCATGCCCTGCCCCTTCAGTTCCTTCAGCAGGCCGCCGACGCGCGGGCCCTGCCAACCGTCCAGGCCTTCCTTGCCGTCCTTCAGTAGGGCCTGGCCCCCGGCCCGCTCATGGATCTCCGCCGCGCTGATGGCGTCGGTTGCGTTGTGCAGCGCCCAGAGCACCAGCTCGCGGTGGTACGGGCGCAGGTTGACCGGCTCGATGGCCATCAGTGGGCGTCCTCACGGGCCGTGGTGGAGATCTGCTGGAGGACCTCTGCCCAGGAGGGCATCTGGGCCCGCGTGCCCGGCGGCGAGGACAGGCGTGGCGCGGCGGCGGCCGGCGCGGGATCGAGCTTGGTGAGGGCGTGACGCGACGACGCGGAGCCGTTGGCCAGGACCAGCCGCGCGCCCTCGGCGTCGCCCACCAAGACCGGGGGCGGCGGCGGCAGACCGATCTGTGCGTAGACCGCGTCTGGTGACCGATCACCTGCGAGGCGACGCGGGAACTCACCGAGGTCGCCGCGGTTGACGTAGCCGCTGTACGCCGTGATGAACCGATGCTGGGTGTAGCTGAGCTTGTCGGCTTCGGTCCGGCACGTCGCCGGCCAGCCTCCGAGGTCTTCGATGACCGCGTGAATGATCGGATCGTCGAACACGACGTCGGTGTAGGCGCCCACGCGGCTGCAGGCGTCGAACACCAGACTCCAGGCGCGCGAGGCGCGGTCGCTGGCGGTGCCCTGCAGCTCGCGCACCACGTCGGCCGGCCTTGGTGCGAACTGCCCGCGCTCGGGGTTCGTGGTGTGGCGGCTCAGCGCGCGCTGGACGTCCTGCAGCGAGAAGGGCCTGCACGCCTCCCACCACACGGACAGGCCGAAGGTCGTGATCGGCTTGTCGAAGACCGCCAGGACCTCGGTGATCAGCTCGGCGAAGCGGGGGCGGTCGGCGGCGTTCACGGCCGCTCCTCGTGCTGCTGGTCCAGCCACTCGGCAGCAACGGAGCGGTTGCTCTGCTGCAGCGCCGCGCCGGTCTGCCGGCCACCGCGCCGCACAGCCCTTGCCTGCGGAGGCGAAGCCGGCGACGGCGCGCTGCCTTCCTGGAACTGGCTGAGGGCAGCAGCGACGATGTAGCCGGCCGACTTGTCCCGGTACAGGTCAGCCATCGCGACGAAGTGCTCGAGCGGCGTGCCGGCTGCGACCGCCGCGATCAGCTTCGGGTTCATCGCGTTGAGGCGCAGAGCCGGATGCCGCCGGCGTAGCGCGACCACGACACGTCCCGGCGTCAGCTCCCCGCCCGAGCCGGCGTCGTCGTCTCGCGCCTGCGCGTCGCCGCGCGGATCAGACGGTTCTTTTGGGTTCCGTTTGGGTTCAGTGGGGGTTGCTTTATAGGGGTGCAGATTTCGCACCGGTCAGTGCATTTGCTGCACCGGTGCGGATTTCGCACCGGTGCTGATCCTGCACCGGTGCAGATTTCGCACCGGTGCGAGGCTCGCACCCCTCAAGGGTCAGCTGACGAAGCGCGCGCTCATCGATTCGAAACATGACGCGCTGTCCCGACAGCTCGGTGCGGCTCAGGAAACCCTCGGACTCGAGGTCCGCGAGACACTGGAAGACCGTGCGGCGGCTCATCCCACAGCGGCGCTCGATCGTCGAGATGCGCGGGTAGCACTCGCCAGCGTCGTTGGCCTGGTCGGCAAGCGACAGCAGCACGAGTTTGCGGCTCTGGGCCACATCCACATCCCACACCAGCGTCATCAACTTGATGCTCACAGGGGCAGGCCCCCATGGCGGTTGTGCGGGTCGATGCCGCACGCCTCGGCGTAGGCGGCGGTCCAGCGATATGCAGTCGCCTCGGAGCACCCGAAATGCGTCATCACCGCGCCGACGGTGGGAAATTGATCCTGCTGGATCACCCACATCACGAACTTCATGGCGATCGCGATGCGGCCGTATCCGGCCATCGTGTGCTTCGGCTTACCCCTCGCAACGGCCGGATTCGCAGACGCGCTCCATGTCTTCTCGTGCGCCTTCGTGCGAGCAATGGCGCGGCCCAGGGAAGCCCGCAGATCCGTGTTCACCGGATTGCCCTCACGTTCCCGGCCTGGGCCGGATCGGCCGCACTCTGCTGGGTGACGGACTGGATGGCGTGGCTGAGCGACGCGGCGAACGTGGCCAGCTCGGCCGTCAGGTCGCCGTACTCTTTCTGCGCGGAGAGCAGCTGCGGCAGGTCCTCGGCCGTGACCTGGTCGTCGGCCATGACCTCCGCGATCGCCTGGAGCATTTGGCCGAATTCGATCGTTGCCCGGGCAGTGCACAGCGCGCGCGCCGCGCGCTGCGAGGCCGGCGCCTTGGCGCCCAGGAAGCCGTAGCGCTGCGCCAGCTCGCGCTCGCAGTCCAGGCGCTGCTGCGCCGGCAGTGCCGCGACCCAGCTCTCTTCGAGGTCGGCCGGCAGCTTCACCTGGCCGCGCAGGAAGCGCGTCACGATCTGGAGGTTGGCTTTCTCGGCCTTGACGATCGAGTCGACCGTGGTGCCCTTGTGGAATTCGACGATGCGGTCCGGCGCGGCCACGCGCGCCTGGTATTCGTCCGCCACGCGGCTCGCGAACGCCTGCATGGTCAGTCCGGTGGCGCGGAAGGTCGCCTCGGTGTGCCGGAAGATGATCCGGGAGCGTGGCTCGGTTGGCCTGTGCGGCTGGGGATTCATTGGGCTGAAGCCTCGAAAGAGCCGGCCCCGCTGTAGGCTGGAAGGTGCAAACCACCCCAACCGACAGCGGAGACCGACATGGCAAAGAAGGGAAAGGACCGATTCACAGGCGACCCGCGATGGGAGCTTCACCAGGCGACAGGGGCACTCGATTTCCTGCTGGAGCTGTTCGGCGACGAACTCGGCAAGCGGCACAAGTGGAAGAACGATCTGCGCGGGATCGAGGCGGTCTGGTACTACCTGATGCAGAAGCACCACTGGACGCCGGCGCAGCTGCGGACGATGACGCACGCCGACCTGCGATTCGCGCTGACTGAAGAGATGCATGGATGGACTGCGCCGTAAGGACGGCGCGGCGCAGCGGGTCTCGCTCCCTTGAGGCCTGCACCTGCAGCACGCGCGCGCGGGCCGACATCTCCAGCGCGCGCATCGCCACATAGGTGCCTGTCGGAAGCGTCATCAGAGGATTTGTCTTCATGTACAGAGGCTCTGCCGGGAAGGAAGCTGTGCGCCAAGGACGAGGCGACACGGAGTTGGGAAATGGGGAATCGCCAGGAAGGCGAGGCGCAGGGAAGCGCAGGGGGGGCGCGGCGGCGGGCATCGGTCAGGCCGCCTCGCCCTCGATCGGGCCTGCAGCCCCGCCAGCCGCCTGGGCCTTGGACTTTTCCGCCAGCAGGATCAGCGCCTGACCGGTCTGCCAGTCCGCGCCGCGCGCGTTCTGGTCGTGCTTGATCCGGTGCACGGTCGGCTGGGATACGTTGACCTCCCGCGCGATCCTGGCCTCGGACCAGCCGGCGTCGATGAGTGCGTGGATTGCGTCTTGGGGCGTCATGGGGCACACCCTATACGCAAACGAATTAACGTGCAATACGCAATCGATCTATCTCGCGCTATGCGAGCGGCCCACAATTCAGTAATGAATAGCGTGGCCGAGAACCTGCGCGAGCTGATGAGGCTGCGCGGCATCAGTGAAAACGAGCTGTCGCGCCAGACAGGCGTGCCTCAGCCGACGATTCATCGTGTCCTGGCTGGATCTTCGGCAGACCCGCGCGATGGCACGCTCAGGCCCCTCGCGTTCTTCTTCAAGGTGTCGGTCGAAGCGCTGCGCACCTGGCCGGCGGAACAGTTCAGCAAGGTGTTGAGCCACGCCGAGGCCGGTGACCACGCAGCGCAGGCGCCGCGCGCAAATGGCCACGTCGACGAATCGCAAGGCAGGGATTTCCAGAGGAGGCTGGCGGAAGCAATGATGCGGGCCGGCCTGGACACGACCACGCTGGCCAAGGACGCGGAGGTTCAGGAGGATGTCGTCCAGAGCCTACTTAACGGCGCATACGGGATACACAGCGTCCCGGCCGTCGCCCTGCTCCGCGTCGCCAAGGCCCTGAATACGACCGGTGCAGAGCTTTTGCTTGGCCGGCGGGAAGATTCAGGCGGCAGCCAGGCCCTGCCGCAATCTCAACCTGTGCAACTTGACGACTGGAAGATTGCCTTCCAGCTGGTGGCGGACTTTCTTGAGGTCGAGGATCTGACGCTGCCACCCCCGAAGCACGCCGAGGTGGTCTACCTCGTGCACGACCTGCTTCTGGAGGGATTGCCTAGGGCGAAAGTGCTGCAGTTCGTCCGTGCTGCCGCGGCTTAGCCGCAAACAGGGAAGCCATGAACGAGAATGTTTCTCGGCTCCGCCAGTTGCTCGCGGATGCCTCTCCTCGTCGTCAGAAGAAGTCGCCGGCTCAGGAACAAGCTCAGCGGGAATACGACTATTTCGCAGCGAACGAGCCGGTGGTTGCCACCTTGGACACGTCGCCGCGCGCTAAGGCGGTACGCGAGATCATGCGGATTGCCGAATGGCGGAACGCGCATGTCGCGCTGACGATGACGCTCGACCGGATGGATGCCTCGTCGGTGAGCGACCTGCCGGATGACAAGCTGGCCACCCTGCTCGAGACCATGCGCCAGATCGAGCTTTGCGCCGAAACCGGCGCAGGCTCACCATACGCACCGCCGGCAACCTAGTTGGTAGCAGTTTCCCGAGGCGCGTAGCGCTTCTCGATCGCTCGCTCGGCCTCTGCGCGCCGGTCTGCACAACGTTGACGCTCGGAATTCATCGTAGTGTCAGCAACTGAACGCTCTTGCGCGATTGACTGCTGTAGGGATGCTATCTGGGTGCGCAGCCCGCTGTCGTACGTGGCGCCGGCCAGGTTGTTGTTTGCGCGAGCAGCCTGCGCGGTAATGCGAGAAATCTGCGCCTGATAATCGGCAACACGCTGATTCGATGACCCGTAGATCCTGCTGTTCGCCGCGTTCAGGCAGTTCTGCTCGGCAATGCCTGCAGAGCTCAGATCCGTGGATTTGAAGACCGCCGCTCGGTTGGCGAGCTCTCCATCGGTCATGCTTGCTGCGCGCGTACCCTGAACCTTGATGGGCTTCGCATCTGGTCCGCAGGGCGCGGCTTGATACGCATTGCCGCCGTCCTTCGCTTTGCACTTGTAGATCGCCTGCGCATGCGCGCTTCCTGCGGCCAAAGCCGCGAACAGCGCCAAGGCTGCCAATACTAGTCGTTTCATTGACTCCTCTTGCTCCATTTGTTGGGCGCAGCCTGCGCCGGCAGAGGAATCATCGCGTCCGAACTGGTCGCGTTCAAGAACAAATCAGGTAGACCCCATCTGCAAAATAATTCGATTGGGTATTGTCATCCAATTCGTTTGCGTATATGTTGGCCTCGTCGGACCAAATCGACACCGGCGCAGCAGCCGGCAGCAGTGCCTCCCGCTCCACTGCCGGCTGCTCGCCACCCTCACTCCCGGAGGCAGGCCATGCATCAACCATCAGCACCCAAGCAACACGCACAGCGGCGCCGCCCGCTGATCTCCCGCCAGGACCTCGCGTTCATCGCCATTTTCATGGCTGCCCTGGTGCTCAGCACCGCGCTGCCGGCCAAGGCCGGCCAGATCTCCCCCCTGCCGGTCACGGACGCGCGGACCTGCGCGGCGGTGGCGGTCTACGCCATGGGCACCGAGCCGACGTGGGAAGAGCGCGCGGCGCGCGCCCTGGAGTCTCTGGGCCATGCTGACGCCCGTGGACAGCTGCCCGACTGCGGCCAGGCCCTTAACGCCGAGGTGAAGGCGGGCCTAAGCGTGACGCGCTGGCAGGTATCGCTCGCGCTGGTCGACGCGGCGCGCGACGCGCTGTCCGAAGGCAAGGCCGCGGCCACGTGTGGCTTTGCGCGCGCGACGGCGCTGCCGGGAGGTGCGCGTTGAACGCCACCGACACCCCGTCGCCGGACTTCCCCGAAGTCGCCGGCCTGGCCGACCGCGTGCATGCGCTGCAGCCGCTCACCAAGTTCGAGCGCCGCATCTTGGACCGCCTGATGGAGTCGCCGGAGCAGCCGGTCGCCTACGCCGCCACGCAGTTGGCGATGTACGGCACGCAGGTCCACGGGCACGTCACAAGCAACGTGACGCAGGTGATGGTCTGCCGCCTGCGCAAGAAGATGGCCGCTGCCAAGCAGGGCTGGACGATCGCCACTGAGAAGCAGCAGGGCTACCGCCTGGCCAAGACCGAGCAGAACGCGCAGCTGGATGCTGCGGAGCAGACGTCATGAAGGCCTGGACCGAGAACCACACCTTCGCGGCGTGCGTGCTGCTGGCGGCGCTGGGCGTCGTCCTGGCGCTCGACGACACGTCGCCCGGCGGCTTCGGCCAGCGCCTGAGCGCCGCGCTGTCGCCGACCGATCAACCGAACACACAGAGCGGGGTTAACCGTGGTGTGCCCACGGGTGCGATTCAGGCCTATCCGGTCAGTGCTGCGGGAAAACCGGAGACCGAAACAGGCGCGCCGCAGCGCACACCCCCATACGAAGAAGGCCAGCCTGGACTGCGACAGGCTGGAGGAAGCGAAGGCCCGGCCGCGCAGGAGGAAACCCGGCCGGGGCATGGATATCTGGCGGTGCAGCCGTGAGCGGGTTCCAGTGGGGGCCCAACGAGCGCGAGCTGGTCGAGGCGTCGCGCGACATCGGCTGCATCTGCGAGTTCAACGGCGCCGCGACGAGGGCTCTGGGCCATGTCGTGGCCGGGACCGGCAAGGCGGTGGATGAACTGACCGTAGGCGAGCTGCGCGCGTTGGTGCGCGCGAACGACCCTGATGCGGAGCTGCCGGCATGCCTGAGGTGATGCTACTGCCGCACGTCAAGGGACAGCCGCGCCTGGATGCCATCGTCTTCCGGGGCACGGAGCGGACCATGACGCCAGAGCGGCGCCTCGAGCGCTACCGGCTCGCATGCGCCCTCTGCGCGCCGGCGACGCTGTTCGTCAGGCGCATGGCCGGGCTGCGCGTGCGCGCAGACCTGCGCGCGGGCCGCACGCCGCCTGCCGTCGGCGCCGGCGCGGACGCGGGAGCGCCCCGCCGATGAACTTCCGCAACTTCCGAGTGTGCGTCCCCGGCGCTCTCCCTCTCGAGTTCTCGGCCGCCGACTTCGGCGCGGCCGAGCTCGAAGCCATCCGCTATCTCGGCCTGCACGCGCTGCCGGCCGGTTCCACCATCGAGGTGCTCTGATGTTCTTCAAGAACCTGGTGCTGCTGCGCTTCCCGACCACGCTGGACTTCTCCGAGATCGACGAGCAGGTCGCGCAGGCGCCGCTCAAGCCGGTCGGACCCCTGGAGATGACCTCCCGCGGCTTCATCAGCCCGTTCGGGCGAAACGAGGACGTCGCCACCCACCGCGCCGGCGATGCGATCTGGGTCAGCGTCGGCGGCGAGAACAAGCTCCTGCCCGGCGCGGTCGTGAACGACATGCTGGCCCGGAAGCTGGATGAACTCGAGGCCAAGGAGGGGCGACGGCCCGGCGGCAAGACCCGCAAGCGGCTCAAGGACGACCTGCTGCACGACCTGCTGCCCCGTGCCTTCGTTAAGCCATCGCGCACCGACGCGCTGATCGACTGCCACCATGGCTTCATCGCCGTGGACTGCAGCTCGCGCAAGGCCGCCGAGGAGGTAGTATCGGAACTGCGTGCCGTCATGGGCTCCTTCCCGGCCCTGCCGCTGAGCGCAGAGATCTCCACCCGCGCAGTGCTGACGGGCTGGCTCGCCGGCGAGCCGCTGCCCGCCGGCCTGAGCCTGGGGGAGGAGTGCCAGCTCGCCGATCCGATCGAGGGCGGCGCCGCGGTGCGGTGCGTGCGGCAGGAGATCCGCAGCGAGGAGATCGACAAGCACCTCGAGGCCGGCAAGCAGTGCACGCACCTGGCGCTCAACCTGGATGACCACCTGTCCTTCGTCCTGGGCGAAGACCTGATCATCCGGAAGCTGAAGTTCCTGGATGGCGCCGTCGAGCAGCTGGACGACAACATCGAGGACCACCGCGCCGAACTGGACGCCCGGTTCGTGCTGATGGCGGCGGAGATCCGACGCCTGTTCGAGGTGCTGGCCCCGGCGCTGAAGATCATCAGCGCCGACGTCGAACCGCGGGGGCGCGCGCAGAGTGCGGCTGCGCGCCCCGCGGGGCAGCCGGGCACCGTGCCGCCGGCGCGCGCGGGCAAGGCCTCCGCGATCCTGGACCAGGACCAGGCAGATCCGCTGCTGGCCGAGGCCCGCACGCACGTGGTCACCACACGCAAGGCCAGCGTCTCCAACCTGCAGGCGGCGCTGAAGATCGGATACAACCGGGCGGCCTGGCTGATCGAAGCGCTGGAGACGGCGGGCGTGGTCTCGCGCCACGACGCCGCGGGTAACCGTCATGTCCTGGTGGAGGCGTGACCATGGCCTTGCAGCGCCCCCACCGGCTGAAGTGGATTGCACTGCGTCTGTTCCTGCGCCTCTACGACGCCTTCCCGGCGCGGCGCGCGCCTGACCTGATCATCGGGCGCGGCAACCCCGATGGGCCGTACATGAACCGCTGGTACGTGACGCCCTGGCGCGGGTGGTTCGAAGGCGTGGCCAAGGCTGATCTGCGCGGCTGGCAGCGCGCGGCCCTAGCCGTTGTGCGCCGCCTGCCCAACCTCTACATGCACCAGTTCCTGCGGGACGACGATGATCGCGCCCTGCATGACCACCCGTCCTGGGCGATCAGCTTCATCCTGTGCGGCCGCTACATCGAGCACACGGTCGACGCCGGCGGTATCCACCGACGCCAGGTGTTCAGCACGGGCGCGCTGCGCTTCATGCGCACCCGGCACGCGCACCGCATCGAGCTGTTCCGCGACCAGGCCGGCGACCCCGAGGCCTGCTACACCCTCTTCCTGTTCGGGCCGCGCCTGCGCGCCTGGGGCTTCCACTGCCCGGAACGCGGCTGGGTGCCCTGGGAGGAATTCACCGCTGCCGGCGACCGCGGCGCGATCGGGAAAGGGTGCGACGCATGATCAAGCGCCTCACGATCCCCGCGCCCGCCGGCTGGGGCTACCCGCCCGGCTACCCAATGGGCGAGATCACCGCCGCCGACCTACCGCAGCTGGAGCTGCTGGACCTGGTCGCGCCGGCCGAGCGCAACTCCGCGGTGACCAATGCGCTGCGCGCCCTGCCCTACCTGCGCCAGATCCGCCCCTGCCATATCGCCAGACGATACGGGATCAGCCCGAGTTGCGCGACCGACATCCTCGACCGCGCGCGCGGTCGGTTCATCCCCAAAAGAGAAAGGAAGGCCGCATGAGCAACACGATCAACATCCGCCGTCTCGAGATGCACCTCCATCTTCCGGCCAACCTCGCCGGCGGCATCACGGTGCCCAGTCACCTGGAGACCATCAGCAAGAGCGCGCCGGGGCACACGAAGGTACTTGCAGACGGCACGCACGTCGCCGGTGAGGATCCGCGCACCGATCACGCCGCCGTGATCGACCACGCCTCGGGCCTGATGTGGGCAGTGGAATCGATGGGCGATCCGAAGGACGCCGATGACGGCATCAGCCAGGCGGAATGCGTGCAGCGCTGCACTGAGCTGCGCCTGCTCGGTCACGGCGACTGGCGCCTTCCGACGCGCGCCGAGCTGGTCGGCCTCATCGACGACACGCGCCACGAGCCGGCGATCGACACCTCGCTGTTCCCGCGTGTGAAGCCGCGCTGGCACTGGACCAGCACGCCGGCGGCGTGGTCTGCGTCGTCCGCGTGGGGCGTCTCTTTCTACCTCGGCCTCGTCGACTACAGCCACCGCAGCGTCAGCGGGTTCGCGTTGGCCGTCCGCCGCGCCGGTCAGTAATTGGCCTCTCTGATCACCAACAGGAGCAACACCATGGAACAGCCGAAGTACATCAAGATTGGAGCGGACGGCCAGCAGCTGCCCGCCGACGCGAAGGATTGGGTCGCCGTGCATCTGCCGGCGCATGGTCTGACCTTCACCGCCACCAGCGTCGTCGACACCGACGTGCCGCAGCAGAAGTGCCTGGAGGCGTGCAAGTCGCTGACGCTGGCCGGTCACAGCGACTGGGACCTGCCGACCATCGACGAGCTGCAGCTGCTGATCGACCGCAGCCGTTACGAGCCGGCGATCGATACCGCCTTCTTCCAGGACATTCAGAACGACTGGTACTGGACCAGCACGGCGGCGGCGTGGTCTGCGTCGTCCGCGTGGAGCGTCGATTTCGACCTCGGCCTCGTCCTCGGCAACCACCGCGGCCTCAACGGGTTCGCGTTGGCCGTCCGCCGCGCCGGTCAGTGATTTGACTTTCTGTTGATCTGTCCATGCCCTCACGCTTCCAGCTCCCACCAATCGTGAAGACCGCCGAACGGCTGCTCGTCGACATCGAGCAGGCCGTGCGACGCTTCCCGCGCTACCACCGCTACCAGATCGGTGCGGATCTTCGGCGCCAGGCCATGGCTGTCTATCGCGACGCCGACCGGGCGTGGCGGGACCGCCAGCACCAAGCCGAGCGCGTGGCGCAGCTGGTGTGGGACATCGACGAGCTCAAGCAACACCTGCAGGTCGCCAAGCTGTTGCAGGCCTTTGCCAGCTTCAAGCAGTTCGAAGCCCTGGCACGGGCGGCGCACCAGCTTGGCGCCCAGGCCGGCGGATGGCGCCGGCACCAATCAACCCCTCAAGCCCAGAATGCGGCCGGCGTCGGAGCCGTGCCTCAGCGTGGCCAGAAACTGAGTACCTGCGCCGCCTCCGCGGGGGCCAAGCGATGACGAACCTGTCCTACCCATTCGGATGGTCAGCGATGTCCCAAGTGCGCAGGGATGCGGCGGCGTGGTCTGCGTCGTCCGCGTGGAACGTCAATTTCAACAACGGCAACGTCAACAACAACCACCGCAACAACAACGGGTTCGCGTTGGCCGTCCGCCGCGCCGGTGAGTTTCAAGGGGAAGTGTCACTGCAGGAATTGCACCGGGCGTGGAAGCGGGCCCGGCGGCAGAAAGTACCCAGCCACAACCAGCGCCGCTTCGACACGCGCTGGATGGACAACCTGATCCAGCTACAGGAGGAGATCTCCGGCGGCACCTGGTCCCCGCGGCCTTCAACCTGTTTCATCGCTACCAGGCCCAAGGCGCGCGAGATCCACGCGCCCGACTTCGCCGACCGCGTCGTGCACCACTGGCTGGTGCCGCAACTGGAGGCCATCTATGAGCCCGGTTTCATCTTCGACAGCTATGCCAACCGGACCGGCAAAGGCAGCCATGCCGCGGTGCGCCGCGCTCAAACTTTCTGCCGGCAGCTGGCCAGCGGTCAGGGCGGCGGCTGGTATCTGCAGTTGGACATCGCCAACTACTTCAACAGCATCCACCGTCCCACGCTGTGGTCGATGCTCAAGCCGCGCCTTGTGCGCGCCGGGCTACATCCGCATGCACTGCAGGCCACCCACGCGCTGCTGCGGCGCGATCCGCTGCACCCGGGCGCGCAGACGCGCGCGACCGAGGGCGAGATGGCTCAGGTGCCGCCCCACAAGCGTCTGTGCAACGCCGCGCCCGGCTGTGGGCTGCCTATTGGCAACCTGTCCTCGCAGTTCTTCGCCAACGTCTATCTGGACGCGCTGGACCAGTTCGTCAAGCACCAGCTCAAGGCCAAACGCTACCTGCGCTATGTCGATGACTTCGTGCTGTTCCACCACGATCGTCGGCAGTTGGAGACCTTGCAGGACCAGATCGCCGAGTTCCTGGGCCGGCAGCTGCATCTCGGCCTGAAGGCCGACATACGCCTGCGGCGCCTGGAAGATGGCCTGGACTTCCTGGGCTACGTCATCCGCCCCACGCATACCCTGGTGCGGCCCCGCGTCGTAGCGCACGCCAAGGCTGCCCTCGAGCGGATCGAAGCCGACCACGGCAGCGGTGCGATCCTGCGTGGCACGGCGGATCAGCTGCTGCGCGCACGTGCCGTGGTGTCCAGCTACGAGGGCCATTTCAGGCATGCCGACAGCGGCAGGCTGCGAGCCGACCTGATCCGTCGATTCCCCTGGGCCGCGGCTGTCGGCCTGAATTCTGAGGTGCGCGCATGAAGATAGCCGACTCCATGGCCGTCGATCTCCCTGTCCTGCTGGAGACGCGCCTGCTGGTCCAGGCCAACAGCGGCGGCGGCAAGTCCTGGGTGCTGCGTCGCCTGCTCGAACAGACCGCGCCTGCGGTGCAGCAGTTGATCATCGACCCCGAGGGCGAGTTCGCCACGCTGCGCGAGCGCTTCGACTACGTGATCGCCGCCGCCCACGACGGCGACGCGCTGGCCAGCCCGCAGACGGCCGCGCTGCTCGCGCGCCGCCTCCTCGAGAGCGGCGTCAGCGCGGTGCTCGACATCTACGACCTGAAGGCGGGTGAGCGGCAGCTGTTCGTGCAGCGCTTCCTGGACGCGCTGGTGAACGCGCCGCGCAAGCTGTGGCACCCGGTGCTGCTGGTGCTGGACGAGGCGCACGTGTTCTGCCCTCAGGCCGGCAGCGCGCCGGCAGCGCAGGCCGTCATCGACGTGGCCACCCGCGGCCGCAAGCGGGGGCTTTGCCTGGTGACCGCGACGCAGCGCCTCTCGAAACTGCATAAGGACGTCGCGGCGGAGATGCTGAACAAGCTAATCGGCCGCACCGGCCTTGACCTGGACGTGCGCCGCGCCGCCGACGAGCTGGGCATGCCGGCGCGCGAAGCGCTGCAGGCCCTGCGCACGCTCGAGCCGGGCGAGTTCTACGCCTTCGGCCCGGCGCTGAGCCGCGCGCCCGAACGCGTGATCATTGGGCCGGTGGCCACCAGCCACCCCAAGGCCGGTCAGCGCCTGATGAAGGCGCCGCCGCCGGCGTCGGCCAAGGTCCGGGCGCAGCTGGCCAAGCTGGCGGACCTGCAAGCCGAAGCCGAAGCCGAGGAGCGGACGATCGAGCAGCTCGAGGCGAAGGTGGGCGAGCTGACCGCCCAGCTGCGGCGCGCGGCGAAGGCCTCCTGCGCTACGGGCGTTTCCGAGGCGGAGGTGCAGGAGAGGATCCGCGCGGCTGTGGCCGCCGCCGCGCCGCCTGCGGCCGGCGATGGATCCGCCGCGCTGCGCCGCATCGCCGGCTTGGCCCAGCAGATCCTGGCCAGCTGCGAGCAGCCGGTCGCCGCGGCCGCCCGCGCGCCGGCGGCCGCGGCGCCCCCGCGCCCCGCCCGTGCGCCGAACGCCGCGCCGACGGCAGGTCTGACGGGCCCGGAGCAGCGCATCCTCGACGCAATCGCGTGGATGAACGCCATCGGCGTGCCCCAGCCGGAGCAGACCGCCGTGGCCTTCATGGCCGGGTACACGATCGGCGGCGGCGCATGGAACAATCCGCGCAGCTCGCTGCGCACCAAGGGTCTGATCGAGTACAGCGCGGTCGGGCTCACGCTGACCGACGCCGGCCGCGCCGCCGCGCGCGCGCCGCAGGTGGCGCCGGGGACCGCAGCGCTGCATGAGGCCGTGATGGCGCGCCTACCAGGACCCGAGCGGAAGCTGCTCTCGGTGCTGATCGAGGCCCACCCGCTGGGCCTGCCCAACGACGAACTGGCCGCACGCGCGGGCTACGCGCCCAAGGGTGGCGCCTACAACAACCCCCGCAGCCGCCTGCGCACCCTGGGCCTCGTCGAGTACCAGGCCGGCCAGGTGCGCGCGCGCGACATCCTGTTCCCGGAGGCGCGCTGATGGCCGACAAGATCGTCCATTGCCACCTCTCTGTACGGGGCGCGCTGCGCTGGCCCAAGCGGGAGCTGCGCGGCATGTTCCGGAGCGCGTCGACGGGAAAACTGCTGACCGCGGACGAATGCCGGGAGGTCCTCTTTGATCACCTCGCCCAGGGGCACGAAGTCATCCCCTGCGGCCCCGCCTGCGAAGGCTTCGACTACAGCGGGAACGGATGCCCGGGCCATGAGGAGAGCCCGTGTCCAACCTGATCATTGCGAGCAGCACCATCCGTCAGGACAGCGCCGGGCGATACAGCCTGAACGACCTGCACCGCGCCGCCGGCGGTGAGCAGCGGCACCGGCCGTCGCGCTGGGTCGAAAACCAGCAGACGCGCGACCTGGCCGCGGAGTTGGAGGGCGAAGCCGGAATTCCGGCTTTGCTCTCGATCCACGGCGGCACCGCGCCGGGCACCTACGCGGCGCGCGAGCTGGTGTTCGCCTACGCGATGTGGATCAGCCCGGCGTTCCACCTGGCAGTGATCCGCGCCTATGACGCACTCGTGGCCGCGCGCACCGACCCGCTGGCGGTCCTGAACGACCCCGCCGCCCTGCGCGGCCTGCTGGCCTCCTATGCAGCGCGCGAGGAAGGCCTGCAGCAGGTGATCGCCGACCAGGCGCCGAAGGTCGAAGCCCTGGATCGCATCGCCACAGCGCGCGGCGACCTGTGCCTGACCGACGCGGCCAAGGCGCTGCAGATGCGCCGCACTGACCTGATCAACTGGATGCAGGAACACGGCTGGATCTACAAGCGCGGCGGCACGAACTGGATCGGCTACCAGCCGAAGATCAACGACGGCCTGCTTGTGCACAAGGTGGTCACCCGCGGCAACGGCGTCGAAGAGCGGCTTTTCGACCAGGTGCTGGTGACTCCGCGCGGCCTGGCCAAGCTGGCAGTGAAGGCGCGTGAGCCGCGCGCCGCGGTGGCGCATGCCTGAGCCGCGCTACCACCGATGCGAGGTCGACGCCTACACGGTCTTCCGTGAGGAACTGATCGATGGTGCCTGGCAGGTCACACGCACCTTCTACCCGGTCCCACTCGACCCCGACACCACCATCCTGCCGGCCGAGCTCGCCGGCGTCTTCATCGAGTCCGTCTGATGCACCAGCAACACGCGAGGAACCACGCCATGTCCGCCGTCGCCGCCATGAACACCCAGCCCGAGGAACTGGCCACGCTGAAGCGCGTGCGCGAGATGACCGGCATGGGCACCACCTACATCTACACGATGCGGGGTGACCCCAAGAACCCCTTTCCCGCCCACATCAAGGTGGGCCGCCGCTCGATGTGGGTGGTTTCGGAGGTGCACGCCTGGATCCATCGCCAGATCGACAGCAGTCGCGATAAGGTCTGACCCGTTAATCGAGAGGTCGTGCAATGCCCCAGGGTGAAAATCTCGCACCGGGCCAGGCCTGGCGCATCAAATTCGGCGCCGGCAACCGGAACAACCACACCGCCCACATCAGGGCGCTCGTGGACGGCGACCATGTCGTGTACCGACAATGGTCGAAGTATCGACAGCGCTGGATCTACCGCGTTGAACCGATCGACTGGTTCGACATGCTCGATGAAACAGGCCACCTGAAGCGCGACGCCAGCGCCGATCGGCACGAGCCTACGCCGACGGCAGGTGGCTGAGGCAGTACGTCGCCCATTCTTCCATCAGCTGGCGGCGCTTCTCGACCATGGTCAGGCGCTGATACGCCGCGCGAGTCTTGTCGCTGATGTGGTGCGCCAGCGCCATCTCGCTCATGTCGTCCGGATAGTCGGTGGTCTCGCGGCACCAGTCTTTGAACGATGAACGGAAGCCGTGCACGGTCACGTGGCCATAGCCCATGCGCTTCAACAGCGCCAGCAGCGCGTTCTCCGAAAAGACCTCTTGCGTGACGTCGTGCTGGAAGACCAGGTGCTTGCGTCCGAGGCGCGGCCCGGCCAGCGCCGCGGCGGCGGCCGACAGCGGCACCACGTGCTCGCGCTTGGCCTTCATGCGCTCCTTCGGGATCACCCACAGGTCGCCGCGGAACTCCGCCGGCGGCGCCTCGAGCGTCTGCATGGTCCGTGAGGCCGTCAGGATCAAGAACTCCAGCGCGCGCGCCGACTCGCCATGGCGCGCGCGCAGCTCGGCGATGAATTTGGGCACCTCGGTGTACGGGAGGGCCGGGAAATGCTGTTGAGGGGCGATAGCCGATCGCTTCGGGAGCAGAAGGGCCAGATGGCCGCGCCAGCGCGCCGGGTTCTTTCCGGCCAGGCTGTGTTTGACGAAGACCGAGTCAATGACCGCCTCGGCGCGCTGGCGCACGCGGGTGGCGGTCTCGGTCTTGGTGCTCCAGATCGGCTTGAGCATGGCCAGGATGTCGTCGGTGTCGATCAGGTCAACCCGCTTCCCGCCGATGAAGGGCTTGGCATACTTCTCCAGCGTGGTGTTCCACTGGTCTGCATGCTTGGCGTTGCGCCATCCCGCTTTCTGCTCATCGATGTAGGTGGTGGCCGCGTCCCAGAACGTCGGTATGACCATGTTGGCCGCACGCGCGGCGCGGCGCGCCGCGAGTGGGTCGGTGCCTGCCAGCAGCGCCTTGCGCGCTTCCTGAGCCGCGTCGCGCGCCTCCGCTAGGCTGATAGTGTGCAACGGGCCCAGGCCCATCTCGGGGCGTTTGCTGCCGAAGCGGTACCGGAACACCCAGGACTTCGCGCCGGTGCCGGTGACCTGCAGGTAGAGCCCACCGCCGTCGGCGTAGTATCCAGGCTTGTTGGTCGTCGTGACCTTCCTGGCCGACAGCTTGAACAGCTCTCTTCCCAC